TTGTAAGGAATGGTTATATTTGTAAAATTAGAAGTGAGATGCATGCCGATAATAATTTAGTTTATGTTATTGAGGTAGAAGTCAATAAATCTCACCAGTTATTAACTGAAAAATATGAGTAGTAGAATAGAAGTTAGAAATAAATATAATATAATCATTGGGTGGTGTGACGATTTTACTGACATGGTTCAGGCTACTCATTTAAAGAAGGGTTATGTTGGAAGATATGTAAAATCATCTAATATAACTTATGATAGGCAGGGGAAAATTTATGCCTATGGCGACGCCACCCAAAGTTTAATTAGAGACCAAGAAAATAATTCTTAGGCCTCTTAGATATAGGAGATAGATACTTATGATGAAAGTGTATAGCACAAATTGTCCAAAGTGTCGGATTTTGGTAAAGAAATTGTCCGATTCTAATTTAGAATATGAGGTAATAGAAAACCCTGATGAAATTTATTTAGCATCAGAAAAATATAACATCAAAGAAGCCCCATTTGCAGTAATTGATGATAAAGTTTATAATTATGTTGAAGCCCTAAGAATGGCTCTTGATAACCCGAGGTAGTAAAATGTTGATCGAACTTAACCTGAATAAAGATTTTGAAAGAACTCTAAACACTCTTCGAGATAAGTATGGAGAAGACTTTGAATATTTCAGTGGAATCCATCCTTCACAGTTAGATTATTCAGAATTCTTATCTAACTTTGTTAAGAATGATACCCTAGCTGATACTACAGTAGACCCTAATGCAAATGCTTCCCACCGAGATATTAGATCTTATATGACCGAAAAGGGTAAAGCTTCAGACAAACTGTTTGGCCTGAATAAGATCTTCTTAGAGATTAAGAAGAAGTGGGGATTAAAGACTGCCCGTCAGTGGTTAGAACAGGAATACTCAAAGGGATTTTATTTGAATGATTCTACTTCAGCTAGCTATATTCCCTATTGCTGGGCCAATGATTTAACTCGGCTATCAACAGAGGGATTATTCTTCTTACCCAATTATAATCACCAGCCGCCTAAGCATTTAACTACTTATTTTGATGATGTTATTGAATTTACTTCCTTTTTAAGTAATAGACAATCAGGAGCTGTTGGTTTACCTAATGTCATTATTTGGGCATATTATTTCTGGAAGCATGATTGTGAAAATGGGTATTATTTAAAAGACCCAGATACCTATCTTAGACAGAATTTTCAGAAATTTATTTACCGGCTCAATCAGCCTTTTATGAGGATTGACCAGTGTGCTTTCACTAACGTAAGTATTTTTGATAGGCCTTATTTAACCGAATTATTTGGTGGAGTAGAATTCCCTGATGGAAGTTTAGCCATTGAACAGATTGAAGAATTAATTCATGCTCAGAAAGTGTTCATGGAAGTAGTAGCTGATATTCGTAAAGAAAATATGTTTACGTTCCCAGTTCTTACTTATTCTTTATTATATAAAGATGGTAAATTCCAAGATGAAGAATTTGCACGTTGGGCTTCAAAACATAACATGCAATGGTCGGACAGCAATTTCTTTGTTAGTGACAATGTTGGAGTATTAAGTAATTGCTGCAGACTACTAAGTGATACCTCAAAGTTAGATGCCTTCATCAACTCAATTGGTGGAACTGCTCTTAGTGTAGGATCATGCCGAGTAAGTACCATTAACTTTGTCAGGATTGCTTATGAATCCCTTGAACATAATAAATTGGATAAATCCTCATTAAAAAAGGCTAAATCTAAATATATTAAAATCCTAAGAAACAGAGTAGATCTTGACTGTAAGGCTTTATTCTCAATGAGGCATATCCTTAAGAGGAATATTGAAAAAGGTCTTTTGCCTAATTATCAAGAAGGAGCTCTTGAATTAGATAAACAGTTCTGTACTATCGGTGGTATTGGGATGTATGAAGTAATGGATATGTTTGGACTCATTAAGACTGATGAGTTCGGAAATAAATCTTATTCAGATGAAGCCGTAGAATTTGCTTCTGAGATTCTAGATAACCTCAATGATGTAAAAGATCACTTCTTTGAAAAGTATAATATTCCAAAAGAAGAACAGTTCACATTCAACCATGAAGAAATCCCAGCAGAAAATGCAGCAGGAGTAATTTGCTCAGCCGATAATTTATTATATGAACAAGATAAATATTTTATCTATTCAAATCAGTGGATTCCGCTGATGGAAAAATGTACAATTCAAGAAAAGTGTCGTCTGGGAAATCTTTTTGATAAGAAGTGTGGCGGTGGATGCATAGCTCATATTAATATTGAAGGAAGGTTCCCTAATGAAGAATCTGCCTGGGATATGTTAAATTATGTTGCCCAGCAAGGAGTTATTTACTTCGCATTTAATACTAAGATTAATGTCTGCGAGGATAAACATTCTTCTATCGGTACTACCGTATGCCCAGTCTGTGGTAAACCAATAGTAGATCAGTATACTAGAGTGGTGGGTTTCTACACTCCTACTTCTGCTTACCAGAAAATCCGTAAGAGAGAATTCAACGCTAGAAAATGGTATGATGTAAATATAAAAGACTCATTACCGTTCTAAAATAAAAAGGCTTCCCTAAGAAGCTTTTTATTTGCTAAAATAAATATAAAAATATAAGGAGTTTTGTATCCCGATGAAGCAAGTAAAAATAAAACCCTCTCAAAATATATATTTGTCAGTAGTTGGTACTACTAATACTCTTCAAATTGTATTCCCTATTGTAAAGGAGTGGAAGAAATATTATGGCGATGGAGAATTCTCTTTAGCTATCCGGAGACCAGTAGATAAGGAATCATACTTAGCCCCAATTACTACTGACAATGAAAATATCTATTGGACAGTAACTAGTACTGATACACAATATCCAGGTCCAGGTCAGTATCAGTTAATTTATTATGTTAATGGAAATATTGCCAAGACAGTTATAGGTAATACTGTTGTTGATAAATCTTTAGGACAAACTAAATCAGCCCCAGCACCCTGGAGTGACTATATTAAACAAGTACTTGACGCCAAAGAAAGATATATTGCTACAGAACCTGGAAGTGGAATTATTCTAGATGATTCTTCTGACGGCTGAGTTTATATTAAGGTTGATGATACTATAGCTACCAAAGATTATGTCGATGAATTTGGTGGTAAGATAGATTCTATTTCAGTTAATAATGTACTGCATGAACCTGATAGTAATAAAAATGTTAATATTAATATTACTGTTAATGATGAGCTTGCTGAAGTAAAAGAAAGCTCAGAATTGGGTAAAGCCGTTAATGTTGATTTGGGCTATAATGTTATTGAAGACTTTGAAGAAACAGAACTTGACCTACCGTCATTTACAGTTAATCTAATTGGTAATTATGATGGGTATATCTCAAATTCTGATCCAGATAAAGCTCAAGTATGCTGTGAATTCTTTCCAGCAAGTTGACCAGATTTAAAAGAGAATTATCGGATATATCTTGAATTAGGCTTTGAAAAAAAGACTTACAATTTTAAAATAAGTGACATGGTGTCAGTTAAAAATGAGAGTGATTTTTATAATAGTGATTTCTATAATTATATAAAAGATTCTGTTTTCTCTGATGAATGAGAAGGTTTACCTTCAAAATTTTTTGATCGACAGGCCATCTATTACAAAGAGCTAGGCGGGTATAAGGATAATCCAATTTATTTTATATTAGGAATAGACGATATACATTTTGAAGATATTGAACATAGAGTTTGGTGCAGTTTATTTTATACTGAAAATACTGAAGATATTCCCCAGTTCGATGGTGAAGCCATAAATACCAATTATTATGAAGATTCAGATGGAAATTCTTGAGTCGGCGCTTGGTGGCCCAACCCTGAGAGCTATCTTGATTCCGGGATCTTAGCAGATAGAGAAGCTTTAATAAATTATCTTCACTCAGAAGAAAATATTTATATTGATTATTTAGTCCCTACAATAACTGAGGTTGATCCTTCTCAGACTAGAGAAGTTATTATTACATCAGAAAAATTTGAAAAAGCAGTAGAGTCACTTATTCCCCCAGTTGGTGATACTGTTGTAGAATTTAAGGTTGATATAACCGCAATACGTGGAGGAGGCGGCGATTGAACTACTTTATCAAAAGAATGAGAGATTTATCAGTTATTAAAAGATGCTAAAGAAGCTAGGGCGGTATATAGCCATCCGTTAGATGAGGCATTAGGTGAACCCGTTGTCGATGATTATTTTAAAATAATATCACTAGAAAAAATTTCTCGCGATGGAAAAAAGACTCTTCCAGTGAATACTGAGGCCGGAATCTTTATTGCCTTTGAAACAAGGGAAACCGTTCTTATAACTACCTCAGATGGTTATGTCGAGTCTGAAGAAGTTCTTTATTTAAATTATGGAATAGCCTGAGAAAATGGATCCGGTCGGCTAACTTTTAACCGGTTAAAAATTTCAAATGATATTAATTATATTTACGTAAATGGTGTAAATCAACCAATATTATTTGATGCTTCTCATAATAGATATGTAGATATAACAGTACCTACACAAGTATCTCAGTTAATTAATAATTCTGGGTATATTACTAGATCTGTAAATGATTTATTTAATTATTATAATAGCGCTAAGATTGATAAAGACATCGGACCACTTTATGGATATGGTTATTGTGTAGATCAGTCAACGGCTGATTATAAAGATATTAGAATTAATTTAAATGATTTCCCTAATCAGGCAGGAAATTCTCAGTATCTTGAATTCTTATGCTGGTTTGAAAATGGCGCTCCTCGATTTAATCCAATCTCATACACTGAAGAAGAATGGGAAAGGAAAGTTACATTTAATATAACATACCTTAATGGAAATTCTCTAGGAACGTGGCCACATGATGGTGTCTACTTAGCTGAATTATATAGGATGCTGCCTAATGGTAGTTTAAGCGATAATTACATTCAAGTAATGGGAATTCCTAAGGGATTATATAGATGTATACTTGACCCAAACCACCCAAAAATAATTAAGTTATATGATGTTAGTAGTTTATATAACCTTAGTCTAAATTCTATCTATATGGGCCTGGACCATGAATTTGTTCATGAACAGACTGTTTCTATAAATACAGAATTAGAATATGTAGAACCGTTCCCAGTGCCGCCTTCAGATGATCCAATTATAGAATAAATGTATAGAGGTGATAATTTATGGCATATATAAAATTTTCAGTAGATCCAGATTGGATTCCACATTTTAAAAATTGGTTTAATACTCAAAATTACCCTAGTTTAAAGATTAACATTTATGAAAATCAATCTTCATCTGAAGAGGAGCCATCATATCAATTAATAGATAAATGTTTTACTACAAAAGGTCTAATCGTATATGATACTATAAATCAGATCCCCACAGGAAATATCAGCAGCTTGAGGGGTGCAGTAGTTGAAAATAAAGACAAAGCTTACGTTGGGTGGAAATTTAATTTGGCCTGAAATGAAATTGGTTTTCTTTTATATCCACTTAACCCGGTAGAGAGTTCTGAGGGATTAATCGATAGCCCTGATATTTATTTATGGCTTTTGGGTAATTCAAACGGTAAAACTGTCTTCGATAGTATAGATGATCTCCCGAATCCTCAGTATGATCCAATGATTGATCCACAAAACCTTAAAATAGAAATTGAATTTCCACATAATGAATACGATAAAGAGTTTTTTATAGCTGCTGATAAATATCATAGAGATTATCATTATGACTTGGAATATGAAGTATTATTAGATAATTATTTTATTACAGTAGAAGAAAAAACCCGGCTTGCTACTCCTCAGCAAATAGAATTACCTATTTATAATGATGTAGTCTGAAGTGGGTATGGAAATTTCGCTTATGGAATCGAACCTAGATATCAAAAATATTTCATTATTATTAATAACTGGGCATTAAATTATCGACGGGCTATATCAGGAGAAAACCCCAGTAGGGCTATTGGAGAATTACAGTTTTCTCGTTTTCCTGATATAAATAGCTCTAAGGATTTAATGTTTAATTACATTAATTTAGGTGAAGATGGAGTTTTTCTTGATCCAATTACTAGTGATGCCGTTTATATATATCCATACTCTGCAGATAGTGGAGATTGAGCCAGAGATTTATATTGTGTAGTTGATGAAAATGATTTTTCAACAGGAACATGTATTTGATCTGTGGATAATGGCACTAGTGAAACTACATTACCAAGTTCAACTAATTTAAAGCCCGGTAATTATAGAATATCAGTTATTGGAGTTAATTACAATTCAGAAAGCTTACCTAATTTCTTAATATCTAGATATAACCCAGAAGATGGTGGGAAGTAGTAGTTTACTACTTCTTTTTATTTGTCATATAATATTAATGTAAATAAAAGGTGGTACTACATGACAAACGAGGAATTTTTATTAAAGTTGGTAGAGGCAAGAAATAAAAAGTTATTAGAAGATTGGAAGAAAGAATCATCTGAGGTAATGTATAAAATGTTAATGAGAATTTTTGAAATTTTTATTGGTTGTGGATTACTTTTGGCTTTAATTGGTTTTATTTTATAATGTATAATAAAGGTGGTATAATATGAAAAATAGACAGTGGGATAAGTTAACAACTGAGAGATGTAAGCAGTTCTGTAACGAATGGTGTTGCCCTTGTAATGATGGATCTACTGGTTGTTATGCTAATGACTTCTATGAAATGCTTTGTGATAATTCTACTCTCACTCATCTTCATAGCGGAGAAGAAGATTTATTTGATAGACTTGGGGATGAGGCTTATAATAAGATGGTTGAAAGTTACGATGACCCAGAAATATATGAAAAGTTTTGTGAGAAGTTTGTGAAAGAGCTGGAGGTCTAGAATATGAAAGAAATGGTTTATACTGATGAAGAGAAACGTGAATGGCTTGACCACAGTGAATATAAAGGTTATGAATATGTAATTATGAGTTTAGGTACTCACCCTACTGCTTATGTTGGTATACCGTCAGCTGAAGCTAATGGTCTTTTCCAGGAAGAAGATCTAGAAGAATCTGATTCTATTAACGTTCATGGCGGTATTACTTATGAAAACAGCTACATTCGCGATGAAAATAAAAATGAATACGGTAACAATAAGTGGTGGATCGGTTGGGATTATGCTCATCTCTATGACTATATGCCTGACAACGATTATGGGCAGTACCGAAAGAAATGGACAACAGAAGAAATTTTAGGAGATGTCAAGTCTGTTATAGATCAGATTATTGATAAGAAGTAGTTTAAAACTACTTCTTTTTATTATATAATAATATTGTAAATAAAGGAGGAAGAAAAATGCCGATGTATGCCAATAAAGAATGGGATTATCTATTCGACGACCTTAGTAGTTTCTTGGAATCTCATGATCCGTCAGAATTATTGCACGTTGCTTCTGATGCTGTAAGTAGTTGGGAATATAAAAAAGACAAAGAATCCAAATTACCGAATGCTATTCCAATTGAGTGGCTGGAAAAGAAGATAGAGAAGTGCAAGTCATCTAAAGATTTATATCCACAATTATTTGAAGAAATAATGACAATTGTAATCACAGAGTGGAGGAAAGAAAATGAGACAAATTGATGCAGATAAACTTAAATCATTATTTAGTCCAGCCCTGACTGGCAAAACAACTTATTCTGCTGATGAAATCTTATTATCAATAGAAACAATGCCCGATAGTGAACTAACTTCCCAACAGGTAATGGAGTATTGCAAAGCCCGTAATTACGCATTAGTTGATAATGAGTTCTTGCACATCATTCTTGGAGATAATCCTATGGAATTATTCGGGTTACCAATAGAAGATGTAAAAAGAGTCATCAAGATATATAAGGTTAAAGGAGTTGTACCGACTACTGAATATACAGAAGGATTTGAAGATGGAGTGAATTATATGAAAGCCTATTATGAAAAGGTTATGGATGAATTAATAAAAAACGTTTATGAGGTAAGATAAATGATATTGATCGATAGAGATAAATTATATAATGATATCTGTAAGCCAAGTGATTTACCAGATGATTCAATAAATGTTTGTGATATTAGATTAGCCATCATTAATCAACCTGCAATAGAAGCTATCTCCATTAAAGATATTAAGGACTTTTTAAGGTGTGAAAAAATTGATAGTTGCGAATGGCGAAATTGTAGAGAGTGTTCTCAAATGAAATGTATTTCTATACGAAATCTTAGTGATTTAATAGAGTGGTCTAAGGAGAAAGAAAATGGGATTAGATTTTACAATTTATAAGAAGAAGAAAAATGAAACTTGTCAAGAAGCTTGGGAGAATTTCAGAGAAAATGAAATTGAACTGGCCTATGGTCGAAAGAGCTGGGAATTAGTATATGCATTAGTTCCCAATTATAGAGATTATTATGAAAGTGAAGAGTATTTAGATGGCGTTTGTAATAATACAGATACCTGGGAAGATCCTATTGTCACAAAAGAAAGATGGGATTCTCTCATTAAAGATATGGAGCCTATTGGAAATAAATTAGATGATATTTTTGATGCATTTAGCAGAGAAGAACATGCTCCTGTAGATTACCCTGAGTTTGTGTTTACTGATGAGCATAAGAAATTAATTGCAGAATACGAGTATTGGTATAATAAGACATTTAATACCACTCCAACATTAGGTTATGATTTTTCAGTGGGGTATATGAAAGAATTTTGGGATGCAAATGATAAAGTTCAAGAAGTATTTGCAGATCCTGAATTAGAGGTAAGAGCAAGTGTCAGTTATTAAAAACAATTATTATGAGGAGTGAGAATAATGAGACTGATTGATGCTGGTGAACTGATACAAGAGTTTGAAAAAATTAAAACCAATGGAAGTACTGAGTATCAAGAAGGAATTAATACTGGAATTAATAGGTGTACTGTACTCGTTGCCAACACTCCAATAGTAGATGCCGTACTTCTTGAAGATTTCAGGTCGATGGAACGGACGGTTAACAAACTGACAAAAGCAATCGCAGATGCCGAGCCGGTGAGACATGGGCATTGGATAGATGTAAATGGTGATGGCTCCTTGTGGAGATGTTCTATATGCGGAGAAACACAATGTTGTGATAGCAATTACTGCGGAGATTGCAGGGCAAAGATGGACGAGGAGAAAGAGAATGAGACTGATTGATGCTGAAAAGGTTAAGCAATACATACTAGAAGAAGGGTTCTACTGTGATACTGAAGCAGACAAGGAGGCTACTGCAGGAGAAATAGATGAACTGTTTCCAACAGTAGATGCAATCTCGATTGAGTGGTTAAAGAAACATAAGTATTTTAATATTATTGATTTGTGGGAAAAAGATTGTCAGCTGAAAAACACTAAAGATATTTTAGATAAATTATTATCAGAACATAATTTCAAATCTTATAGCGATTATGTTGAATACGCTGGGAAAATAACAGCTCTACCACGAGATGATAGACTTGATATTTTATTTAAGGAGAAAGAAAATGAAAGTAATATTTAGAATAAAATCAGCTAATTTATCTAATAAGGAAGACTATGTGAGCATGGCTCATAATATCATAAGTTTATGGGATGATATGAAAGACCTCGATGCTATGGTAATACCAGAAGATGTAGAAGTATATGTTGTAGATGGTGATAGTAAAGCAGAGGTGGTATTTGATAGCAATCAAGACGTCGTAGAATAATTCATTAAAAGATATAGTATAATTATTTAGATCCACCAGAGGAATTGTAGTTTACAGATTCCTCTTTTTAATTATATAATAGTATTGTAAATAAAGGAGGTAAAGAAGATGGAGAGCGAAACAGTAATTAAAGTAATTGATGCACTCATCGGAAGTATTAAGCCTTGCAACTCACCAGCAATTAATTGCGAAAGACTCGGTAGTCTTCAAGTCTTATTAGAAGTGATGGATAACTACATTGCAGAAATTGAAAATGTTGTTAAATATCGAAATAGGTCTGAATATTATAAGCAACAAATGGGCGAGATGGCTTATGAATGGTTCGTTGACTTAAAGAGTCATGTTAATGAATTTATGGAAGAGTAAGGTGAGAAAGAAAATGCCAACAATTAATACCAAAGATTTACCTGAATTTGAAACAGTAAGACTTATTGATTTAACTGAAGATAGTATTAATCATATAGCCGAAGCAATTGTCAGTAAATTAAATAAATCTGAGAGATATGGAAAGTGGAAACCTATGGATTTAACTTGGGGTAGAAGTATCTATTATTGCACAAATTGTGGAGCCTCAGCAGAAGTACCAACAGAAATGGGAAAACCAATATATAGGTTCTGTCCTAACTGTGGAGTAAAGATGGATAAGGAGAAAGAAAATGAGACTAATTAATGCAGATGATTTTTTCAACGATTTTCCTGAACTGAGGGATTATGAATACGCATCACAAGAATATGAGGTAGAAGCAATCCCTATTGAGCGGATAAAGAAGTGGGATACCGACAAAAATAAAGATTTCTATGATTGTTGCAAACTTCTTATTGATGACTTCAACAAAAACGATGTCAAAAGAATTTATTATAAGGACATGCCACCATATAATACAACTCAAGCTTTGTTAGAAGATTGGGAGAGAGAAAGATGTTAGACTTGATCGCACAAGGAATAGTCATAGTTCTTGCATTAATATGGGCGGTAATTGCAGTAACAGGAATATTAGAAATATTAGATATGTGGGAGAAAAGAAAATGAGATTGATTAATGCGGATAAATTGAGGAAAGATGTGCTTGACCTGCCGAATTGTTACAACGGGTTTAGCGATACTTATGACAAGGCACTGATTTTAGACCTTGTTGATGAACAACAGACAGTAGATAGCAAGCCATACGTATCGTTTGAACAGTATGCTGAAGAACGTGATTTTGTCGAGGTAGTACGATGCAAGGACTGCAAGTGGTGGAAGACAAATTATGTATGGGACGGGAATGAGCGTAAGATTTGTGCGAGAGAAGCATATGAACCATTTAGAAAAGCCGAAGATTTCTGTTCAAGAGGAGAAAGAAAATGCAGAGATTGATTGACTTAGATAAAATGATGACAATTTATGATGAAGATAACAATGCTGTTATTTTTGGCAACTTAGAAGCCGCAGAAGTTAAAGCAATCCCAGTTGAATGGCTGATGAAAAAAGCAGATGAGTATGCATCTATGGAAGTCACAAAAAATGGTGAACCATATATGTTCACAATGCAAGAAGTAGCGGGGATGATAATTTTATTATCAAGGGAATGGAGAAAAGAAAATGAGGCCAAAGCTAAGCATTAAAGTAATTGATAGTGATACTGGTATCGAGCTAGATAAAGTAGATAAATTGATTGAACCAACAAAATTTAATTATGGGTTTATTGGTGATATGATGTATAGAACGTATAGATGGGATTTTGCGTATACAATAACAGATGATTACGCTTTACAATTAGAAGAAAAGATGGAAAAAGAAAAGATAGAGAGAGAAAATGAGACTGATTCTTAAACTGATTAAGAAAATCAAGCACAAAAGGTTCTGCAAGTTAAATGGGTATAAATGCCCAGACTGTATATATCATGAATGGAAATGGGAAGGTACAACATTTAGAGGAAATAGGTGTAGATATGGAAGTTAATGAATTACTAGAAAAAGGTTATAAAGAATATTCTCCAAATGCAGAATTTGAAGTAGGAGTTAATAGAGTATTTCAGAAGAGATTCGATGATGACTTTGGTAAAAGGTATTTTATTACTGTACGCACTTTTAAACCTTGGACACACCCATATACCCACGAAGAATTTACTTCAGAACCAGAATTTGATATTCAGTTATATTCTAGTGATGGACATAAACCTTTAAACTTAAAGTTCTTCTCTGGCTGGTCTATCGATGAAGTAGAAAATTATGTATTAAAGATCTTTAATTTACACGATTTAGAAGGAAAGCATGCCCGAATGTTTGATTGGTATGAAACTTGGGAGGAAAGATAATGAGATGCGATAAATGTGGAAGAAGATTTGAAGATGATTGGACACCTCAAGATAACTGGCCAAAATATGATATCGTTCAAAAATGTGGTGTTAATAGTCATATTAGTAAGATATATCTTTGTGATGAATGCAGCAAAAAATTAAGAGAATGGTTGGAGAAAGAAAATGAGACTAATAGATGCAGATAAGTTAATAACTGAAATTCTTACAATCGATTTAATTGACGATGATAAGCCAATTGACAAAGGTATATTAAACGCACCAACAGTAGAAGCAATTCCAATTGATTATATGTTAACAAAAGCACAAGAGTGGCTTATCGATCGTTCTATTACAGGAAGTGAAATGAAGTTTCTTAGAGATCTTATTAAAGAGTGGAAAGCAGATGAGACTAAGTATCTTGACTATAAAAATAGCCTGGATAATTGGGAGAATGAAAATGGTCCCATTAAGGAGCCATCAATCGTTCCTTATGAGATTCAAGAATTAGATCCCTTTAAGGAGAGATAAGTAATGGATAATTATAGACAGTTCTCAAACATTGACTCACACTATTATACTAAATACGACCAGACAGATGCTAAAGACTACTCTGATTATGGCATTCCGCTTCATATTTCACAAAATGAACCCATAGTAATTACATCAGATGCTGTTTTCATTAAGCCTTTAAAGTTAGTTGTATTGACAGAAGATGTTTATAATAAACTGAAGGAGAAAGAAAATGAGACTAATTAATGTTGATAATTTACATCTTAATTTATGGGTACCTTCAAAGAATAATGAGATTGTAAAAGCGTTTGAAAATAGTGTTATTGATGCTTTAAATAGACAGCTGACAGTAGAAGCAATACCAATTGAGTGGATTAGGAATTGGGAAGAAAAAAACTGGGAGTTAGAGTGTAATTACGGTATTGATGAAATGATTGAAGATTGGAGGGAAGAAAATGAATAGAATGTATTTTAGTAAAGAAGATGTTGAAGCCGGTTTAATGACTAAGCTTATCAATTATTTATGTCAGTACTCTTATCAGAGTGGCCCTAAAGATTTTGCCCATTATAATGATATTCATATTATGCCTGATGATTGTGAAGCTTTCGTAGTTGAATGGGAGCAGGCACCTTGGTCACATAACTATGGTGGGCACTTTGAATTTGTAGATGAAGATCAGGTGGTATGTAATGAGGTAGAGTTCCCGGATAAACATTTTGAATATACTCCTGAAAATCCTAATGAAGCCATTAAAGAATGGCTTGCTGACAATCCAGGTTGGTACAAAGATGAGTGTGGACAATGGCAGTATAGCGATCAAATTGATGACTTCCTTAAGGATATTTTTGGTCCGCAGTTTAGTCCACAGAAACCTGAAAACAAATTAAACCAATGGCTTGATGAAAATGATGATTGGCATGAAGATTCTGAAGGGAATTGGGTAAATAAAAATGAGGTATAAATTTGAAGATGATTGATATTGTAACAGTAGGAAAGAAAGAGTATTATATTAAGAAGGCTTATCCTAATGGAGATCTGAAGCTTTCACCAGTTAACAGAATAGACGATTTAAGAAGTGAGCTAAAAGATTATACCAGTGAAGAATTAATGTGGGCAGCTGTACAACAGGCGAAAGAAACGGGATCAGCTACTAAATTTAGAGAAGAGATCCCTGAAGATGAAGATAAATTCAAAGATGTAATTATTGGTAAGCCAATGAATTTTTTTACTGGGGAAGTTGAAGAAGATGATGATTAAGGGTTTAACTGATGAAGATTTCTTACAGTACAAAAAGCCAGCAATGTTTATTATTTCTCCTTATTGTACTTTTAAATGTGACAAAGAGAATGGATCTCAGTACTGCCAAAACTGGTCATTATCCAAAGTAAAAATATCTAATGTCTCTAATGATCATATTATTAAAAGATATTTGAATGATGATATAACAAAAGCTATTGTCTTTGGCGGCCTTGAACCAATGGATAGTTTTGAAGAAGTCTTTTCTTTTATTGATAGCTTACGAAATAAGTATGAATGCAATGATGATGTGGTTATCTATACCGGGTATACAGAGGAAGAAATAGCAGACAAGATTAACTATCTTAAAAATTTTAAAAATATCATAGTTAAGTTTGGGAGATATAGGCCTAACCAGCAACCGCATTACGATGAAGTACTGGGTGTTCCATTAGCCTCAGATAATCAGCATGCTGTGAAGATTAGTTAAGTTTACAGCTAAAGGCCTATCTTATATAATTATATTGTAAATAAAGGAGGCCCGTATATGAAACTTAAACCCTGGGTAGAAAAGACTTTAACTGTTATTAATATTATTATTGGAATATTTTTAATTTCAATTGATGATTTTTCATTATCTTGGGAAGCCTTAATTTTCTTGGCTGTTTCTATTGGTATTTTCTACTTTAATGGAAAGGTGTTATTAGAATATGGAAAATAGAATGATTCCTGTTTCCTACATTGAAAAAATCATTACCATTTTGGAGAAATACCAAGAAGATGGACTTCCTTCAGAAGATGTAATGCCACAAATACGTTGCCTTAAGAGTTTGATTCGTGAGTGGGAACTTGACTGTGAAAGCTATAAGGAAAATTAAAAAGAATAAGTTAGTGAAGAGGTTTAGTTAGTGAGTACTATGCATTTTATCCAAGATTATTCTAGGTCTAAATTTATTAATTGTGACCAGATTGTTTCTATTCGGAAAATAAACATGAAGTCTAATACTGGGTATGAAGATCAGTGGTTCGTTAAAGATATTTCAGGTGATATAACTAGAATTTCTGTTTATTCACTAAAGAAATTACTTGATTGGCCAGCTGGATATGTTTTCTGGTCTTCTGAGGAAGATAAGGAGCGTGGACTAGATGGAATTGAAATTCCTGAATTCTAATGGTGAAGAAAAGTTGTTAGGATCATTTAATTCAAAAGAAGAATGTCTACAAGCTGTTAATAAATTTTTAGAAGATCATAACTATAAATCTTATTATACTAGATCATGGATACAAGATGGAGTTACCTGGCTGGATGTAGGATCATGGTCTGAATTTTTTCTAATTTATCCAGATTAGATGGGAGGTAATTATGGGATTAGATTTTAGTATTTATGCAAAGAACCATGAAGGTGAAGATCTTGAATTAGCCTATGGACGTAAGAGTTGGGAATTAGTTTATGAATTAGTTGGTGATGACTATGGCGGATACCTAGACGACAGTAAAACAGAATGGCGATGGCCTCTGATTACAATTGAAGACTGGGATAGATTAATGGAAAAGCTTAATAAGATTGGCCCTAAGCTTGATGAGATCCATGAGGCCTATCATGGGTTAAATATTTGGCCAGATAACTGGGTAGATGACAATGGAGATATGACTCCTAAAATGAGAGAGCTCTTCGGTAAATATTGTGACCTTTGCTTTGAATATGAAATGTGGTATAATCAGAATTTCGACACTGCTCCTACATTGGGGTATGATTTCTCAGTCTTTTATATGAAAACCTTCTATGAAGCTGACAAAGAAGTTAGAAAATATCTAAATGACCCCAATTGGGAAGTATATGCTGTAGTAAGCTATTAGGAGGAAGAAATATGTACATTGAGTATTTAGGCAGAGAACTTTATGATAAGATAAATAAATTGATTAGTAAGGCATTTTACAAGGTATATACTAAAAGTGATAATAATTGGTTTGACATTGATGCAATTAGAATTGATTATAGCACTGTCGAATCAGATACTGATTTACCCTTTGTTGAAGTAGATGTCAAGTGTGGAACGACCTTCGATGGAGATTATAAGGTCACTCTCGAGTTTGCTCTTGAAGAAACTGACGACTTCAATGTTGGTAGATTTTATTCAACATTTGTAAATTATGAAGCTGAGTAAAGAAGAAGCTTATAAGCGCTATTTAGATAGTGGATTTGAGAATATAATGCCATTCAAATCAAGGTTTGAATTTGATTATATAAAATTATTAAAAGAAGAAGGTATCATCATTGAAGAAGAGAGTAGTATACACGACACTGATAAAAAATAATCCTTGGTACGAATTTGACTCTGAATGGGCTACATATAAAGGTGTTTCTAGGGATGAGATTAAGAGACTGGGAGAAGCTTGCCTTGATTGCTGGGTAGCAGAGATGGCTGATAGTTATATGATTACATCAAGTGAGCAAAGAGCAGCAAAGCATAGGGTTAAAGATCTTTTAGATAAGTATAATTTAGAAATAATTGGCTCAGAAATTGTTGAAAAGTAATTTACCTGTAAACTAATGATTAAACTGTTCAAGAAGTATTTTGGAATACTTCTTTTTAGTTTATGCTAATATTATTTGTGATATAATTATAGTAGGCAGGAGGTAATAGTATGGCCAAGAAGGATAAGACAAAATATACTGATGACAGTATTATAACTTTAAATCCAAGAGATTTTACTCGGTTAAGACCTTCAACTTATTTAGGTTCAAATGAATATAGTACTCAGTTAGTTAGAGAAGTATTCAGTAACTCCTTAGATGAAGTATTAATTGGTCATGGAAATCAGATTGATGTTAGTATTAATACTCAAGCAAATATTTACCGAATTGATGACTATGGACAGGGTTTTCCAATTAATGTAGTAAAGGGTGACCGTACTGTTTTACAGGCTGCTTTTGATACCATAAATACTAGTGGTAAGTATACTGACGATGGTGTATATGGTGGAGTATCACTTGGAACAAATGGAATTGGTTCTAAGCTTACTAACTTCTTATCTAAGTGGTTAGAAGTAGTTTCTTACAATGAAAAGGGTGAATTTGAACACATCAGATTTGAAGATGGTATCTTTAAATGGAGACAGACTGGCAAGGCTGACAGAGGCTCAGGTACTATTGTTACCTGGGAACCAGACCCTCAGTTTTTTCAGAATTCATCGGCTAACTTATCTGATCTAAAGAAACTATTCAATGACATTTCAGGTTTATGTCCTGGAGTCAGTATAGTTTTAAGTGTTGATGATAAAGCTGAAACATTCTTATCACAAAATGGATTGAACGACTTGCTTAACTCTAAGGTAAAGGGTAAAGAGTTATTACAGAATAGATTTGTGTGCAGGAAAGAAGAAAACAACCAATTATTTGATATAGCTTTAACTTATACAAGTGATTATTCAGATAGTATTGCTGCTTACGTTAACTATGGTTTAACTGAAAGCGGAATCCACATCAATACTCTGAAATCTTTATTCACTAAACTAATTAATAAGTATGCTACTGATAATGGTATTATAAAGAAAGAAGAAGATGAATTTTCTTCTTCTGAATTATCGGAAGGCTTTACCGCTATCTTTAATATCAAGACTACAAATGTAAGTTATGATAGCCAGACTAAGACAAGAGTAGTAGATCTGAATCGTAGCCTTCTTACTTCTACCCTGAGAAGTGAATTACCTGCTTGGTTATTAAATAATCCTAAGGATGCAAAGTTAATCATAGACAGAGCCCTAAATGCCAGGAAAGCAAGAGAAGCAGCTCAGAATGCTAAAGAAAGAATCAGGAATGCTACAACTAGAGGGAAGAAGTTTATCTCTTTACCTACTAAACTAGTCGATGCTTGGTCAAAAAAGAGAGCCGATTGTGAACTTTTCATTACCGAGGGTGATAGTGCAGCTAATGGCTTAATAGCTAAAAGAAACGGTGAGACTCAGGCTGTATTCCCTATCAGAGGTAAGATTCTTTCTTGCCGCAAAGCTACAATGGATAAGGTATATGCTAACCAGGAAATATCTAATATTGTTAAGGCTCTAGGATTAGACATTGAAAAGTCTACTGGTAAATTAATCTATGAGGCAAAGAAACTAAGGTATGGAAAAATAATCTTCGCTTGTGATGGAGACCCAGATGGTCATGATATTAGATTACTTCTATTAAACGCCTTCTGGTGGTTATGCCCTGAGCTCGTAGAGAATGGCCATATCTGGGTAGCAATACCGCCTCTGTACCGTATTACTGACAAGAATAATAATTATATTTACCTAACTGGTGATAAAGAATTAGAGGAGTATAAGAAGGATCACAAGACCGGGTATATTTTAAATAGGATGAAGGGATTGGGTGAGAGCTCACCCGATGAGTTAGCAGGTTATTTACTTAGACCGACAAGTAGAAATATCCACCAGATAGTATCACCTTCATTTAAAGAAACTGATGATTTGCTGGAATGCTTCATGGGATCTAAGGTTGAAACTAGGCGAGAATATTTATTAGATCATTATAGCGATGTGGAGGTAAGCGTTGAATAGTTTACCTCTTTTCTTGAGGATGATATAATTATAGTGTGGAGGTAAATAATATGCCAATTAGTAGTTTAGATGAAATGCACAATGATTTCATGGTTTATGCAACTGAAGTAAATAACAACAGAGCTTTCCCTGATGCTAGAGATGGACTCAAGCCAGGAATGAGAGCTGCTCTTTATACTATGTTTAGGAAAGGATTTACCTCTAATAAGCCTCACGTGAAGTCAGCTAAGATTAGTGGCGCAGTTATCGGTGAGCTGTGGCCACATGGGGATGCCTCAGTATATGAATCTATTGTTAGGATGTCACAAGACTGGGTTAATAATATTCCTGAAATTGATTGGCATGGGGCCAATGGTTCATTATTAGGTGGACCTGAAGCTGCCTCATCAAGATATACTGAGTGTAGATTATCTACAGCTAGTGAAGATGGATTCTTCTCTAATATTAAAAAGAATACTGTTGATATGATACCTAACTTCTCAGAAGATGATGAATGGCCAGTAGTATTCCCAGCTATCTTCCCAAGATTATTCGTTAATGGATCACAGGGTATCGGCTATACAATTGCACAAGAGTGGGAACCGGGAAATTTAAATGAATTTGTTACTAAGGTAAAAGAGTATTTAAAAAATAAGACTATAACTTATTCTGGAATTTATCCTGATTATCCAACCGGTGGAGTTATTATTAATAAGAGTTCGATCGAAGATATTTATAGAACTGGCCGGGGTACTATTATCCTTAGAGGTAAAGCTGAGATTGATGGCAATATCATTAAGATTACTTCTCTACCCTATCAAGTATATGTTGAGCCATTTATCACAGAAATTAAGGATTTAGTTAATTCAGGAAAGATTACTGGGATTGAAGATATTTGTAATAAATCAGGTGATCAAGGAATGTTAATTGAGATTGAGTGTGGTGATGATCCCAATCTAGTTTTAGCTTCACTGTATAAGTTAACTGATCTGCAGGCTACGTTTTCAGCTAACCAGATGGCTCTAGTTAATGGAAAGCCTGAACTATTAAGCCTTGAAGACTACATTAGAGTTTATGTTAATCATAACTTAGAATGTATCAAAAGAGAATATCAGTTTGAAATCGAAAAAGCTAATTCTAGGCTTGAAATTGTAAATGGCTTAGTTAAAGCTCTAGTTATTATTGATGATATCATCAGGACTATCAAGGCAGCTAAAAGCTCAGAGGAAGCAAAGAATGATTTAGTAAAATTAGGTTTTACTAAGAATCAGGCTCAGGCAATCGTTGACATGAAGTTAGGCAAGTTAGCTCACTTAGAAGGAGTAGAGCTAAATAAGGAAAAGGCTGATCTTGATAAAAAGGTAGCTACCTTTACTAAAATACTGTCTTCTCCTAAGCTGCAATCAAAAGAATTCCTGAAGAGATTAGATGATTTTACTTCTAAGTATGGATGGAACCGCAGAACAGAAGTGATAGATGTTGATATTAAAGAAGAGAAGAAAGCTACTAAGAAGGCTAAGGTTTCTACCGAACAGGTTATGGTTTGCCTTACTGACCAGCATGAAATTAAGAAAATTTCTTTAGCTGAATATCGTCCACAAAAGGCTTTGAATAACCTGTGTTCTATTAAGGTTGGCTCTAAGGATAAATTTTTCTTAGTTTCTAATAAGGGTAAACTATACAAGTTACAAGCAAATAAGATCTCATTAAGTACAATGAAGTCATCAGGCACTTCAGTTGGTGAGCTCCTAGAATTAGGTGAAAACGAAAGAATTCTGAAGATCTTCTCTGGATCTGAAGAAGAACCTTACCTGTTTATGATTACTGACAATGGTAATGTAAAGAAGATGGATTGCTCAGAAGTATTTGGAATTAAGAAATCTGGTACACCAATTATCAAATTACATGAAGAGAATCTATTCGATGTATATTTAGTTACAGATAATACAATTGTTACTGCTACTATTTCTAAACCAAAGACTTGTTCTATTAAGGTATCTGATTTCAAGTCTAAAGGAAAAAAGGCTGCAGGGGTTAGAGGATTTAAACTGAAGAAATATACCCTGATGTTTATATCTTTGCTAAATTAAATATAGTGGAATTATGAGGAGGCTAGTATATGCCGTTTGTTAAAAGAGCTAATACCCATCAGACTCACTTTGAAGACCTAGTATTATTGGGGCCTGATGGATTAGAAGAATTAAATGATAAAATAGAAGGAACTATTGATACCTTAGAAAATAATAGTGAGAGATTAAATCTTACTACCAAGATTGATGGTGCTCCTGCTGTTATTTGTTGGAGTAAGTTTGAAGGCTATCCAGATAATTCATGTTGTTTAAAGAGTGCTTTTGATGCTAAGAAAAATAAGAAGATTTGTTCTACTCCTCAGGATGTTGACCTTTATTATGGAGATACACCAGAGAGAGCAGAAATGCTAAAAGATTGTTTAGTAATATGTCCATCCATTCCTGCAGGTGAAGCCTGGCAAGGAGATTGTTTATTTGTATCTAATACTAAAAAAGTAGAAAAGATAAATGGCAAAGAATACCTCACCTTCATGCCGAATAAAATTATCTATGCTTTCTCTGAAGATAATCCTGGTTATGATGATGTGAAGAAAGCTTCATTTGGAATTGCTTTTCATACTATTTACAAAGGGAACGGTGAGAATAGACAACAGTCATTCAAAGTTGATACCTCTAAGTTAAATACACCAGATGATTTCTATATTATGTCTCCAGCTTTAAATATCCCAACAGACAAGAAAGTATTTAACCTTGATAAGGTTAAATCTCAGTTTGATAGGCTTGAAGATTTAGAACAGAAGTTATTATCTGATTATGACTATGAAGACTTAATTAATAATTCCTTATTTAGAGAGTATTGGGATACCTTTGAAAATAATTCTTTGGCCGACAAGAAGGCTATTACTATTAATGAAAATACTTTTATTGAGGAATTAAAAGATTTTATTAAGAACGTAAGAGGTCCAGAGAAATTAGCTTCTAAAGTTAAGAAATTAAAAACTGAAAAGGGTATTGCTAATGCTACTGAGAATTATAATCAAGAAATATTAGAACTTGAGGAAGTAATTGATAAGAACAGAGAATTACTTGTTAAATTAGTACAAACCCTTAATTGTGCTGCTACAATTAAAATGTTATTATGGCAAGGATTTAAGCAAACTCAGTTTGATTATAATACTTTCTATCGTTCTAGAACTAAAGGTTATCTTCCAGGTGAAATGGAAGGTGTAGCTATGTCTGACCAGGATGGAAACATTGTTAAGATTGTTGACCGTAGCACTTTCAGTTCTTATAACAGAGACCCCGACATTATGTCTGGATTTGAACACCCAGAAAATCTTACTACTGAACAACTATCATTTAAAGAAAGTTATAATGATGAACTAGTTGAATGCGGTATACAGCAACTTTGGGAAAAGTTCAATAGATTATTAGAATCTGAACAGAAAACAGCTGTAGTAGCCTTTGGAAGAATGAATCCACCAACAATTGGACACCAGAAGCTAGTTGATACGATGGCCTCATTAGCTACAGGTGAAAAGGCTAAATTATTCTTAAGTCATACACAGGATAAGAAGAAAAATCCATTGTCTTATGAGCAGAAGATCAGATATGCTAAAGAAGCTTTTGAACCGAAGATTGATGTAGTAGAATCACCTGCAAGAACCATCATCGAAGTACTGAGAGACTTATATTCTGACGGATATACAGACATCATTTATGTTGGTGGTGAAGACCGTATTGGAGGAGTCGATGATACCTCAGGTTTAATCATGAGATACAATGGACAGCCTGATAAGTCTGGAAATATTCCTTATGATTTTAACTCAATTAAATTTAAGAGTGCTGGTGGTGGAGATGAAGGCGGGGACCGAAAAAAATTCACCTATGAGTATGTAAAACAAAACCTTGATAAATTAAACCTTGAAGAAATTGCTTCTGCTAGCTTAGTAAGAGAATGCGTTAAACGTGGTGATTTTGAATTATTTAAAAAACTAGTACCTTTCAATGAAGTTGATGCTGAAGCTTTATTTAATGAGATTAGAAGCTTCTATAAAGATAATGGACTGTTGGGTGAAAGTTTATTGACTGAGGAAAACAATCCTTCTATTTCAGTATTTCGAAACTGGCTTAAACCGTATTTAGATCCAAAGCTTATTCAGATGGAAAATAGTAGACATTCATCAGCTGAGCTTTTTAGATTAAAGACCAATACTGAAAATCTTTCCTACGAAGATAAAGAAGAAGAGATAAAAAATTTAGTAACTAAAAGTATAAATAATGCTTCTTCAAATTTACCAACCCAATTAAAAAATATTCTATTAAATAATGTAAATATAATAGGATATAGTAATTATTCAGGTGAAGCAAATACATCTGGGAAGTATAAAGATTTTAAGATAGAGTTTATCTATCAAGATGACCAGGGAGATAGTAAAAAAGATTATTACTATATTTGCGTCAATCCAGGTGAAGTTAAATCAATGATTCCCAGTAAGGTAATGGAGAAAATAAATAATGTTAATTATAAATCAATGTATAAATTTGTTTCTCCTAAAGCTCCTAACCGGGAAATACTAGTAAAGATTTTACAAGAAGCTTCATCATCCTCAAATGTTAGTTATAGAGGAACTGTTAAGGATAATTTACTTAACAAAGGTAGCTTTGAAATATTATTCAAAACCAGAGATAGTGATGTATTAGAATTGATTAAATCAAATAGGTCTTTCACCATAGATTTTGCTGAAGTACTAGGATCAGTAGTGTTGGCTAATGCTGTATCACAAGATATTCATAATGAAGATACATTAATTTCTTTCCCGACTGGAAGTAATGCTGAATTATTAGATTATGTTTTACATAATAGTAATTCTATTCTTGGGCCTGAGTTAAAAATATCAGCTAAAACAGGAATGGGTGGAGCACCCTCTAGTGGAAGTTTAATCAACAGTATTGTAGAATATTATTCTGATAACAATGTACCTGAAGAATATAAGAGTGGTTATGACTTCTGTGTATGGGCTGAGAAGAATATTACTCGAAACTCAGGTGAAGATAGAGTAAATACTCATACAGGTTTTATAAATCTTTCTAAAGAGTTAATTTCTATAATATCAGGTAATAGAGATAGCTGGTCTAATCTATTAAAAATAGACCAAAATGATATTAATGTTATTAGGTCTATATATAATTTTAAGTTAAATAATTATAATGACATTGTTAAGTTATATGACTTAACTAATGGCTTGAGAATAAACGATAATTTCGGTAAACTGAGAAAGTCAATCTATGACATGGCTGAAAAAACAGGACATCTTGAAAAATATCTGGAATCAGTTAAGTATAAGATTTTAAGTACTATTATGGTTAATTATATAAATGACTCTGATAAATTAATGGATGATATAAATAATTTATTTAGGATAGCTTATGGAACTCTTATTCAAATACATTTAGTAGACGATAATGATATAATAGAAGGAAACTTTAAGTTTTATACTCAAACAACTCAAACAGATAATTATAGATTTTTACAAAATACTGGAATATCCTCTAAAGACTTCACCATGAATAATCAACGCTTAGCCATGAGGTTAAAATAATTTAGGAAGAGTTAGTTTAATCTAACTCTTTTTATTGTTATAATATATCTGTAAATGGAGGATCATCATATGTCAAATAACGTCATTAATACTACTTTATCTGAAACTACAATTTATACTTCTATCCGCTCTGTTACTGATTTAACAAACATTATCAAAAAATCAATCTCAAATATTAACTCATCTATTAACTTTCACAATTCTGTACCCACCGAACAACGTGATACCTATTTAATAGAAATTCTTCAAAACAAATTAAATTTATTAACTAATCATCTAAATTATCTTAACACTCTGCCACACAATTATTATATCTGTATGGCCGACTCTGAACTAAATAACTTATATTATTAAGGTAACTACCTTAATAATTTATTGTATATTATAATGTGGGTAATACAAGAGAGAATTTGCTAGATAGGACTAGCTTATAATTAAATCATTAGGAGGATTTAAGGATGAAAAAATTATTTTATAGTGAAATTTTAAAGAAGTACTACGATACCGAAGAAGAATGCCTGAAGGCTGAAAATGAATGGAATGAACAGCACAAGGCAGAACTTGCAGCTAAGGCAGAAAAGACGGCTAAGGCCAAGGAGGTAGAAGAAGCTTACAAAAAGTACATTGAACTGAGGTCAGAATTCATTAAGAAGTATGGTCAGTTTCACATGACATTAACTGACAAAGATCTCCCTACTAATTCATTATTTGATATTTTCGATAGAATCTGGTTTTAATTTCTAATACCCACTAATAAACAAAATCTTTCTCTCTATATGTTTATGTTATAAAAAATAAAAGCTCGAAAGGGCTTTTATTTTAGTTTAAATTATCTATCATATTTATTATAATAATAATGTAAATAAAGGAGGCTCACTCATGGAATACAATTTCTTCGAACTGATCTCAAAAGCTTATCCCATCATTAAATCTGAGGGATATACCAAAGGTGAAACTTCTCAGTATATTAAGAGTAATTATTCTAATCTACCATCAGAAGCCTCAATGGAAGATGTAAGTGATTTCATCCAGTGGGTAGAAGAAAGATCTGCTAACTCCAAAAGTGACTACATGAAGTCTGTTTTAGCTCTTAGGAATAAGAAGGATATTAAAGAAAACGAATTAAATCTTATCTTATCCTCCCTTGGATTTTATTTTAAAGATAAGAAAGCTCAGGAAGAAAGAGATAATAATCCATCAAAATTCATTGGTCAAGTAGGTGATAAGGTTACCTTTACCATTAAAGAAAAGAAAGCAATTTCCTACGGTGATTTTGGAAATACTTTCTATAGGTTAGTAGGAACTGATAATAATATTTACATGTGGTCTACTTCTTTATACCCGGAAGTTGGTGATACTATTACTGCTAAGGTAAAAGCCCATCGTGATTACAGAGGAGAAAAACAAACTATTATAACCAGAGGAAAGGTTATCCACCCTGAGGAGGATTAAATGAATAGAACTAAAGAAGAATACCGTAAAGAATTTGAAGAAATTGAAAATAAATGGTTTGATGAATGGAATGCTCTGGGTGGACCTGAAAGTGGTAAAAGGCCTGACTGGTATTATGTAGATAAGCAGTTAGAACTTAGAAAAGACTGGTATAGGTCTTTAGAAGTAGGCGACAAGGTTCATATTAGACATTACACAGATATTACTCCAGCAACGGTAATTAAGAGAACACCGAGGATGGTCATTGTTAGAAATGAAAAGGCCGATCTCGATGGTAAATGGAAGCCTGAATTTATTCCCGGCGGCTTCTCTGCCCACTGCACTAATGATAATGATCAGATCAGTCATTGGATAATTGAAGAAGATCTTGAGGGCTCAACAGAAAGATTTAACTGGTCAGAGAAGTACGGTATTTGGAAGAATAGTTCAGACGAAACCTTGGGTGCTGGCTGGATGAAATACTATGATTATAATTTCTAGGAGGTATATATGGAAAGAGTAAAAAGAATTTGCCCACGATGCAAAAGAACTTATTTAGATTACCCAGCAATAAGCAGAAGAGATAATAAGACTCCTATCTGCCCAGATTGTGGAACAGCTGAAGCTTTTGAAGATTATTTTGGAGATACTTATACAGGAGAAAAATATTGGGAAGAAGATGAAAGCTAAGTTAGAAAATTACACTGGAAAAGTTTTTGAAAAACCCCTTGATGCTATTTACGAAAAGTGTTTAGATTGCTCTGGCAATGATGATAAAGAATTAAAATTATGTGCTTGTACTTCTTGTTCTTTATGGCCCTTTAGATTTGGTAATACGCCATATAAGAGGTCACGGAATATAACTGAAGAACAGCGTAGAGAAGTAGGAGAAAGGCTGAAGAAAGCCCGGCAACTAAATGGCAAGCAAGAGAGATAAAGTAAAAGATATTGATAGGTTTAGTATTATTTGTCCATTAAATAGATGTTATGTTTGTGGTACCACTCAAAATATTCATATACACGAAGTATTTGGAGGTCAAAATAGATCTAAATCTAAATCGGATGGGATGTGCATAGGTTTATGTGGACCACATCATAATTTATCAAGCAACGGAATACATTATAATAAAATACTTGACGAAAGAGTAAAGAAACAAGCAGAAAAGATTTGGATTAAGAACTATTGTGATAAAGATCTTTCACCTTCTGATAAGATTAATTTATTTATCAAGAGATATGGAATTAATTATCTTGATGAAGGAGAAGTTATTTAAAACAATACTGTATAATATAATATTGAAGGAGAAATAGTGCTATGAAAGTTTATTTAGCTGGCTCTATTTTTTATTATGGTGATGAGTTACGTAATAGAGAATGGGCAAAGAAAATTAGAGACCAATTCCCCGGTATTGATCTTTACTCACCAATTGAAAACACAGACATCAACGGTACTGAAGGCAAGAAGAAGTTTGCCGGTTCTAAGTTAATTGCTAATGGAGATAATCAGAGGTTAGATAATACTGATGTTCTATTGGCTTGTATTGATGGAGATGTTATTCCAAGTGGCACTAGTGCAGAAATTGGTGTAATGAGAGAAAAGATTCGTAGAGGAGATCATAAATACGTCATTGGTATTTGCACTGATAACAGAGAGTGCTCAAGGACACATAGTTTAGAGAAAGATCAGGGTGCGGCTGCAGACATTTGTGAGCAACAGTACTGCTATCAAAATCTCTATACGGTGGGTTTGATAAAGGAATCTGGCATCCTTGTAAATAACATTGATGATGCTATTGAGTTTATGAAAAAGATTGCCCCTGAATTTTTACAGGAGTTTGTAGACTCAGAACCCTGAGATAATGAAAAGATTTTTAATTTTCTAAAAGATGATAAATCCTTTTGAGGTGAAGATGAAGAAGTTAAACAATACTCAGAAGGAATGCGGAGGGAAATATTAAATGGATAATTTAATTTATAAAATTGATGAATCTCCAAAGACATTAAAAGAATATCTATTATATGGTGCTCAGCAATGTCTTTCTATTCTTACTGCCACAATTCTTATTTCTACCATTTGTGGTACTAATGTGGCGGCTGGTTTTGTAGGAGCTGGTGTTGCAACAATTGTATTCTTAGTATTAACAGGATTTAAAGCTCCATTATTCTTTAGTAATAGTGGTTCTACCTGTGCTGCTGTTATTACTGCTTTGGCTTTAGGGCATGATTACACCGGTGTTATTCTTGGTGGTGTCACTATTTGTGTTATGAATACTTGTGCAGCTTTGATTACAAAGAAAGCTGGTTCAGGCTGAGTCAATAAACTATTACCACCTGTTGTTTCTGGTACGATCGTAACGATCATTGGTCTTAACCTCGCTGGTTTCTGTGCTACCTATGTTGGCATGGGAGTTGAAGGTGAACTTAAGAGAGTAATTGTAGCATTCTGTACAATGCTCATTACAGTTTGTACAATGCACTACTCTAAAGGAATGTTAAAGACCTTACCATTCTTAGTTGGAGCTTTAGGTGGTTACTTGATTTCTATCATCTTTGGACTAGTTGACTTCTCAGTTTTCAAAGACATTTCATTAATTACACTTCCGGACTTTGCGTTTAAGCATATTGACTTTAAATTATTTGATTGGGCAACATTACCAACAATCATTGTGACATTTGGTGCTGTAAACCTTGCTAACTTAGGTGAGCATATTTCAGACATCTTAGCTGTAAGTACAGTAGTTAGAGAAGATCTTACTGAGAAAGTTGGCTTACATAAAACATTCTTAGGTGATGGTATCGCTGACTTAATTGGTACATTTATTGGTGGCCAGCCTACTACTACTTATTCAGAATCATTATCTACCATTGCTGTTTCTAGAGTAGCATCAACCAAGGTTATTTTAGTGTCTGCCGTTATGACTGTCTTATTAGGTTTCTTTGGTCCATTACAGACATTAATTATTAGTATTCCTGATTGTGTCTTTGGTGGTATTGCTCTAGTAGCTTATGGTATGATTGCTGCAAGTGGTGTTAGAATTCTGACGACAGTAGATTTCAATAAACAAAGAAATGTTATTATTACAGCTACGATGTTAACAATCGGTGTTTCTGGTGTAGCTTTTAATATTGGCCAGTTTACTCTGGGAGCTATAGCCTTAGCTATGGTATCTGGGCTGGTGATCAATTTATTATTAAAAGAATAGTGTATATTATTTTTTAGAAAGAAAGAGGTTAATTATGAGGAAAATTATTTCTAAAATCTTAGTAGTTCTGTTAGTAACTGCATCATTGTGGGGTTGCTCTGGTAGTAATGAAAATAAACCTGAGCCAGAAAAGAAAGTAAAAATCGGTGTCATTTTAGTTGGAGATGAAAATGAAGGTTATACTTATGCTCACATCGAGGGTATTAAAGATGCTGCTAAGGCAAATAATATGACTGACGATCAAATTATTTGGAAGTATTCAGTTGGAGAATCTCAGGATTGCTATGATGCTGCTATTGACTTAGTAGAACAGGGTTGTACTGCTATCTTCTCTAACAGTTATGGCCACCAGGCTTATATGCAGAAGGCTGCTGCTGAACATCCTGAAGTTAAGTTTGTTTCTGCTACAGGTGATACTGCTGCTATTTCTGGTTTGGATAACTTCTCTAATGCGTTTACCAATGTTTATGAATCACGTTATGTTTCTGGTATCGTAGCTGGTATGAAGTTGGCTGAGCTTGAAAAAGAAGGTAAGATTGATCCTGAAAGTTATGTTGATGGTAAGGTATTAATTGGTTATATTGGTGCTTTCCCTTATGCAGAAGTTGTTTCTGGTTATACTGCATTCTTCCTTGGAGTTAAATCAGTATTTGAAAATGTTACGATGGAAGTAATTTATACTAACTCATGGTTTAATATTATTGCTGAAGCTGAGACCGCTAGAAAAATGATGGAAGATCATTGTGTAATTATCAGCCAGCATGCTGACTCCACCGGTGCTCCGTCTGCAATTGAATCCGCTGGAAGGGAAGTTTATTCTGTTGGTTATAATGTTGATATGTTAGGCGTTGCACCTACTAAGGCTTTAACAAGTGCAACTAATACTTGGGGTGTCTACTATACTTATGCATTTGGCCAGGTATTAAAAGGTGAAAAGATCGCTACCGACTGGGCTGAAGGATATGAGACCGGTGCTGTTGCCATCACCAAGTTAGGCCCAAGCTGCGCTGCCGGAACTCAGGAAGCCGTTGACAAGGCCATCGCCAGCATCAAGGCCGGAACTCTGCATGTATTTGATACAAGTACCTGGACAGTTAATGGTGAACATTTAACAGAATCGGTAGTCGACTTAGACGGTGACTTCAAGACTGATTCTGCTGCCGATAAGAATGCTATTTGGGACGGTTACTTCCATGAATCTGAATTAAGAAGTGCTCCTTCATTTAGTGTTCGAATTGATGGAATTATCGAAAAATAGAAACTATAAATATTAATTAATTTAAAGAGGGCTAGTTTACAGGCTAGCCCTCTTTATTGTATAATTTAATTACCTAAGGAGGATTACTAATGTCAAAAGATGAATTATTAGATTTTGGAATAGCGTTATTAATGACAGTCATTCATATTGGTTTATGTGTATTTGTTTGGTGGATTATTGCTAAGCTCTTACATGAAGATTTTCCACACCTCTTAACATCAGCTGGTCTTGGCCTGTGGGGATTCTCGGTATTCAGATCATATTGGAGAAAGGATAATAAGATTTAATGGGGAATTTAGATAAAGCTTTAGCTGAGATCAATAAAAAGTTCGGCCGAAACTCAGTGATTGTTCTCGGAGATGAGGAACCTAACAAGGTAAACTGTATTTCTACCGGTTCATTACAGTTAGATAAGGCCTTGGGTGGTGGATTCGCCCGTGGTCGTATCTCTGAGGTGTTTGGTGTTGAAGGTGCTGGTAAAACAACTTTATGCTTACAGGTTGTTTCACAAGCTCAGCAGGAGGGCGACAACGTAGCGTATATAGATGTTGAACAGGCTGTTGATTTGAATTATGCTAAACATATTGGTGTTGATGTAGGACATTTAATTTTCTCCCAGCCATCATCAGCTGAACAGGCATTAGATATTGTAGATGCATTAGTTAAATCAAATGAAATTGGTATGATTGTTATTGATTCAGTTGCATCACTTGCTCCACAAGCAGAACTTGATGGTGAAATGGGAGATGCTACAATTGGATTAGCCGCAAGACTTATGGGTAAGGCCTTGAGAAAAATTACTGCTTCAGTTAATCAGACAAATTGTGCAGTCGTTTTCATCAATCAGTTAAGATCAAACATTGGTGGCTATGGCAATCCAGATACTACTCCAGGTGGTAGAGCTCTTAAGTATGCAGCTTCTCAAAGAATTGAAATGAGGAAGACAACAGCCATTAAAGAGGGATCTGATGTCGTTGGAAACCTGGTTAAAATTAAAATTGTAAAAAATAAAATAGCTCCTCCGATGCAGGTTGTTGAATTGCCGTTGATTTTTGGTGAAGGGTTCAAGCCAGAAGAGGAAGTCATTGATCTCGCTATTGATTATGGTTTTGTTAACAAAGCAGGTGCATGGTTTACTACTCATGATGGCCAAAGACTTCAGGGGAAGGCTAATGTTAAAACCTATTATGAAGAACACCCTGAGTTATTAGAAGTACTTACCCAGATGGTAAAGGATACACTAGCAGGAAGAGAAATTAAACAGGATTATGAAATTGATCCTAATACTGGAGAAGTTTTAAATATATAATAAATAAATTTTACTAAATAGGTGGTTAGTCTGATTAGATTATCACCTTATTTAGTTTTACCTAGTAAAATAATATAAGGTATAATTAAAATGGAGGCTTAAAAGTGAAATTAACTGAGGTCGTTAGCTCAAATATTAATAAAATTGGATATGAAAATAATAACTTATTAGTAGAATATAAATCAGGGGTTAAGTATCAGTACAAGGAAGTACCACAAGAATTATATGAGAAATTAATTTCCGCGGAATCTAATGGTAGATTTATGAATTCTGAGATTAAAGGTAAGTTCGAATACATTAGAATTGAAGATACCCCGAAGAATCTTTAGCCCTGTAGATTCTTCGATATACCCTGTAGATTCTTCGAGTTACCCTGTAGAATCTACAGCCAATAATATAATTATAATATAGATATAATTAAGAAGACTAGGGAGAGATTAAAGTTACTTTGCTAAATTAAATATAATAAAAATCATTGGAGCTTTTAATATGAAAATATTAGTAGAAAATATAGACGGCGGAATTACCTATAAAGAAATATACGAGAATCTAAAGGAAGTAACTTCTAATTTTTCAGTTGAAGAAGGTATCTTTAAATGTGATTCTCTTTTTGAGGCTAATATCGCTAAAGAAATTTTAAATCGGGTGTATTCTGATGTATATACAAAACCATTAGACATGAATGATGATTTTGATTTGTATTATTCAGTAGTTTTTTCTAATAAGATTTCTGAAGAATATAAGGATTTGGAAATCCAACCAGATAAGGATCCATCTGGTACTCCAATCGGTAATGGTACAGGCTTAGGAGAACAGTTAATAGAAAAGATAGTTAAAAAATCAGACGGATACTATGTTCAATCTGAGAAGGGTAAAAACTTAGGTGGACCTTATTCAAGGGAAGATGCTGAAAAGAGGTTAAAGCAAGTGGAATATTTTAAACATAAAGATGAATCATTAAATGAAGCTGATGATGAAGAAGTAGAAGATTATGAAGAAGATCTTCTTGAATTCTTTGACGAAGAATTATATAATACTTATGAAAATGATTTATCAGCGGCTACTAAAAAGGAATTACTCGCTGATGCTAGAGAAGCTTTTAGTGATATACCTGAAACTATACTTAAAAAGGTCTTTAAAAAATGGTTAAAGAGTGCTGCTAAAGGAGTTGAAGAATACTCCTCAGAGCAGAAAAAATGGGCTCGTGATGGTCACAATTGGGTATTAGGTATTTTAAATGACACACAGAAGTGGATTAATGCCTTAAAAGAAAAAGCTGAAAAATTAGTTGGTCAAAGAGAAACCATGTATACAGGAGGAACAATAAAGGGTATTAAAGATTCAAAAAATATTTTATACAAAGGCGTTCCTATCTATGCAGTTACTTATGAAATTCCTGACTCTCCTAGGCCAGAGCGTAGAGAAATAACCTATTTCTATTTTCCTTATATTAATAATTATATTGATGGGCCAGTAGTAAAAACCAGATATTCATTGGGAAGTGCGCATGAAGAGATTGATGATCTTCTTGAAACAAATAAAGTTACAGCTAAAGATGAATCATTAGATGAAGCAGCTACTCCACTTAAGTATCAAGTTGAAGTCACAGTAGATGGTGAATACGATGCTGACATAGATGAATACTGGATCCCAGATAATCTTCCTGATTTATTACAAGGTTATTATGGTCAGGAGCCTGTAGATCGTTCTCAAAAGCAATGGCATTTATATTATGCTTTTGCTACTAAAGAAGCTTGCGATAAGTTTGTCAACGCGGTGACTAATATGGGCTATGTAGTTTCAGATATTAATGATGATGAAGTTGGATATGATTTTGAAGAATCATTAAATGAAGCGAAGAATAAAAACTATAGAGTTGAGCTATATTACTATGACAATAATAAACCTGACGATGTAATTTATTTTGAAAACCTGAAAGTAGCATATAATTTCTGTAATAATAAAATTTCAGACAATATTGCCTATGATGATGGCCTTACTGGTATTTTAGTGTTTAATGAAGCTAAAGATAAATTATTAAACACCTGGCAAAATGGTGGTAGAGGCTGGGAAAATAAATCCAAGGAGTTAATTAAGATGAATGAGTCATTAAATGAAGCTAAATATGGGGCTTATGATAATACACCTGAAGATGTTATTATGACTGACTTAGGAATTGGCCCAAAGAAGAGATTTAGAGTTAGATACTATAGTAGAGGCAGTTCAATATTATCTTCTATTGTAGTAGAAGCTAACACAAAAGAAAACGCTTATAAAGAAGCTATTAAATTAGGTATTAGTGAGTTCGCCATTAAGAGTATAAACGAAATTAAACCAAAGGCTCAATCTACCAATGAATCTTTAAATGAAGAAGTAAATTTAAAACCTGGAGATGTTAAGTGGTCTTGGTGGCTTCATAGCTATTTAATTTATCAGGGTTATAATAAGATAACAAATAAGTATAAATTTGAAGATTTTGGAGATAGATTAATTTATCTTACCGCAGAAGAAGTTTCAGACCTAGAAGACAAACCTAATAAGAATGAATCATTAAATGAAGAATATGAGGCAGGCGTAAAGATACCTAAAAAATATTTATTAGCTAATGGTTATACAGAAGAAGAAATTAATGATTTACCTAATACATTATATTCTAAGTATACTGTAGATGTTAAAATTGCACCTAATGATATTATAATTACTGATAACCACCACGGTTATAACGTTTCATATTTTATGCATTATTCTGACTTAGCTAGATTCGCTAGAGAAATTAATGAATCAATAAATGAAGGTGTATCTCCAGAACAGGCAGCACAACTTAATAAAGAATGTGATGAAATTTATAAATATCTTTCTGAAAACGGCATACATGAGGACGTTTGATGGGATGATTCAGGTAGAATAAATATTGAAATTGAATGGGGTGACTGGAAACACGAACACCTTAGATGTAATAGACTTATGACGATGCTTGGTTATGAGTGTGTTGATGAAGTTGTAACAGATGAAGATGGTAGTGATACTTATTCTGCTCGCCATATTTATAAAAAGATAATGGATGAATCATTAAATGAAAGTGATAAACCATCATTCCTTAATTATATGTATGATATTTTTGGTGATGACGACCGTTGGGAAGAAAACCCTGATGTAGAAGATTATTACCGCCAAGAATATAACACAAAATATGATAGTGATAGTGATTCTGATAACTTTATTATAGACCAAACTTGGAGTGATGTGCACCCATCAAATAATCTTAATGATTATTCAGAACCAAAAGAAGAAGAACCTGAAGAGTACGAAATGACCGAAGAAGATTATGCTAATATGTTAGATTCTTATAATCTTACTTTAGAAATGTCTGATGAAGAAGCTAAAACCCAGATTGAAAAAGAATTTGCCGGAATGTTAAGTTGGGGTGGTATTTCTAAAGAAGACTATATCGAAGGTCAGAAAGAAATTTTTGACACCTGGAAGATGTTAAAAGAAAGAGATCAGAAACCAGCTCCAACTACTGAAGCTCTTAATGAAGAAGATGAAGAGCCTGAAGCCAGGTGCCCTAATTGTGGCGAGGAAATGAATTTCATTGGTTATCAAGGCCATGACGAAGAATTTAAGTGCCCAATTTGTGATGTGTATTTCTATTATGACCCAAATAAAGAAAAACTTATGACTGCTGTCGAATATGAAGACATGCATCATTAATTAGGGAGGTAGGGTATGATAAAAGATTTTGATAAATTAAAATATTTATTAAGTGAATTACTTACAAAATACCGAAACGAAATAAGAAACGGTGATTTTGATAAGGTAGTTTATTCTTTATGGTGAAACTCAGATAGATACAATGGGAAAGATTTTAAGGGTAAAACTTTCCTTGGATATTGTAAAAGTTTGGGGATGCTTAGCCCACATCAAGTTATAGTAGAAATAAATAATACTTGCGGTACTAATTTTAAAGATAGGTTATTAGATAAAGATAATAAAGACTATTATTATTTAAAGTTTATTTATACTTGATATGATAGCTTACATCCTGAGTGGGGCCCCATTTCTAGAGAATATTGGTTACAGGCCTATTCAATTAATGGTAAATTACAAGCTCAATTTTGAGATATAACTACTATTGAAAATAGGCTGTGTTTTGATTCTGAAAGTGAAGCTAATAATTTAATTAATAGGATAGAGTCATTAGGCCATTTACCACAGGATCCAAAGAAGAGACTAGACCTTTCAAAAATGAAGTGGAAAACGGTTAAAGTAAATAAAAATTCTAAAGTTTATGAAAAACTTGGACCTATGGTAAAGAAGTTAGTATATATGAATTTAAGTACTCTTCATGAACCAGTATCTGAAACTTTACCAGAATTTTATGGATATATTTACTCAAGTAGAAATAATGGTGAGATACCATTTAGTGATGATGATTTTGTAGCCGAGAGTTTAAGTGAAGCTGTTTCAAACAGTTTATATAACGGCGGTTTGAAAGATAAGAAAGCCAAATTGGATAATGAGAAAATGAGTATTAAGTCATTAACAGAGAAAACGGATTTAACTTATGAGCCTGAATTGGTCCAGAAGTTAGTTAATAAATATGCAACTCCTGAGTTACGTAAAAGTGATTTAGATGATATCTGAGAAGAAGTTATGGAAAAATATGATAATGTTGATTTAGCCGAAGAAGTTTATGATTCTCTCCATGCTTGGCTTGGTGATATGTGGAATGAATCTTTTAAAGCTGACAATATTAAAGATGAAGAACCTGAAGATTGGCTTACAGAAAAGAGAAATTCTTGTATACGTGATTATAGGATGTGGGCTGGTCTTGGTGATGACGAGTTAATCACTGAAGATAAAATTGATGAGTGGGCTTTAAATAGAGTAAGCTGTAACAGTAATTACGACTATGATGATTTAAAAGAAGTATTACTGTCAAATAAATAATGGAAGGGTAGAACATGAAAATAAAAGTTAAAAAGAAGATTACTGAATCTAAAAAGCTTAATGAGGCCTCTTTAGAAGATGAGGTTAAATCAGCTGAGAGTCAGATTGATAACGATAAGGTAGTCAACGGTAATAATCCTGGTCAGATTGAAACAGCTCTTGATAGAGCTTTACGTACAGCTGAGAGACAAAAGAGAACCGGCGGAAAGAATTATACTAATATTATTTTAATTGGTGGAGCTGGTACTGGTAAGACTTCAGCTGTTCTTGATTGAGCTCAAGAAAATGGAGTTAACGTTGTTTTACAAAATACTTCTACAATGGATGAGACTGACTTAACTGGTGTTGTTGCTAGAAGTGCTGAGGGTAATTCAACCGTTAAATTACGTTCTGATGTATTAAAGGGATTAAATGAACCCAGATCGATCTTATTCCTTGATGAGTATAACCGTGGCCGTAAATCAGTTCGTGGTACATTATTAACATTAATTAATGACCACCTTATTGATACAGGTACTGACCAGGAATCAAATGTTCCAGGCTTACAAGGTAAGTATGAATTAAAGAATATGTTATTCACTGTTGCGGCTATTAACCCGGCCTCAGGTGAATATACTACTGATGAGCTTGACCCAGCGGAAATTTCTCGTTTCAGAAGAATTGAGGTAAAGGCTGATAAGAAACACTTATTAGATATTATGACTCAGAAGTTTATTAAGCAGGCAGAGTCTGAAGGTGCTACTGATGAAGATAGAGAAATTATTGCTGGCCAACTTGGTTTATTAACTAAATTATTATCAGATAAACAATTCCAATTTGATGATGAGGAAGACGAGAGGGCTGGCTATCGTAAATATGGAAGAGATTATACTCCATTATCACCAAGATCTCTCGTTAATTTAATTTCAGCTACTGATGGAACTAAAGAAGATTTACTCGATTTATACAATGATTTCTGTAACCCATTAAAGAAGAATACTATTGAAATGATTCTCCAGGATTACAGTGATGTTGATGATAAGGCTAATTCAGTATTTAAAAAGAGAGAAAAATCAGACGAAGAAAAATTAGATGATTTCTTAAATATGTAAGAGGTGATAACTTATGGCAATGACTGAACGTGAAAAGTTAGGCCGCGAAATTATCATAAAATCTCTAAGGAAAGAAGGATATGTTACTTACAGTAATTTACTTTCTGATTTCCATTTAAATTTTACCAAAGATCCCGATGTTTTAGGATATATGGAACCTGATAGAGGTACCATCACCGTTAATTCAAGTTTAGATATGGACCAGATAAAGGTTATAATTAGACATGAAATTCTCCATTTCTATTTAAAACATCATATTCGTAGTATTAAAAAGATGGCTCAGCTAAAAGGAGTAGATCCAGATAGTTTAGATGATATGACTTTTAGAGAGATGGAAGAACTTGTTTATGGTGACCCAGAGAGGCTTGATAACATTGCTAAGGACTTTGAGATTTCTAATAGAGGCTATACCGATAAAGATAAAGCGATCGTTAGGTCCATGCATGCTCTAGTTACAGAAGATCATCATGAAGACTGAGTTGATCTGACAATGGAAGAGATGTATGAAAAACTTTTACAAGAAAGAGAAAATAGAGAACCTATTATGTATGGGGCATTACTTGACCCTACAACCTTTGTGGGAGCAGATGGAGTAGTTTATGGCAATTAAGTTAGTTGAGGAAAGAATACATGGCCATTTTAGAGGCGGTGTGTTCTGTGATGAAAACGGAAACCCAATTCCACTGAAGATGTCAAACATTGGATCTCAAAAGGGTAATGGTAATGATCAGGGACAAGATTCAGGTAGTGATGATGGATTATCTGGGTCTAATTATAGTATCGATACTTCAAATCTCTCAGAAGACGTTAAAAAATTAATTGAAAGAGCTAATGATATTCAAAGAAGACTTAGTGAGGGAGAATCAGTAGATCCACAAGAATTAAAAGATTTATTGAATGACATTAAAGCTAAGGCAAAAGAAATAGCTGACCAAAAAGGAAGAGAAGCTGATAAAGAAGGATTAGATAAAGCTGGTAAATCTATTCAGGGTGCTCTAGATGAGTTAGATGGAGAAGAATCTCAACCTGACCAAAGTAGTAATAACTCTAATCCTCAAAATAAAAAATCTCCTGTCCGTGGAAAACCGGGTTCTGGCAATAGTTCTAGTAAACAAGATTCAAATGACCAGGAGCAAGTCCCGGCTGGTGGTTCTGGCAATAGTTCTAGTAAACAAGATTCAAATGACCAGGAGCAAGGCCCGGCTGATGGCTCAGGGAATAGCTCAGGTAACCAGAAGTCTAATAACAAATCTCCTAACCAAAACTCAGATAGTCCAAACTCCGGATCTGGTGGTGATTTTGATGATTCAGGCGATGACCAGGATAATAACCAGGATGAAAAGAAATCTCAAGACAAAAAAACTCCAGATCCTAATATGATTTACGTAGATATTAGGAATCATTACCGTTATAGGTGGAATGGAAAGGAGTTTGAGAAAATAGATGGCTAAACAATTAATAGAAGAATTAAATGTATACATCGATGATGATACTGGTGATGAATACGTTTTTGATGGATCTACCTTAGTTAAAATAAAAGTTGGAAATAAACAAATAGGTGATAAAGGAAGCGAAGAGATAAGGGCTAAGGAAGAAGCTGAAAGAAATGAAGAAGCTAAGAAAGGCGGAGTCATTGAAGATGCTGAAGAAACTGAGGCCCGAATTAAAAGATTACAAGCTGCTCTTGATGACCCTGAAGTCGCTAAAGAAATTACTCGAGAATCAGATGACCATATAGCTCAACAGAAAGCAAAAAAGGAATTAAAGGAACAAGAGAAGAAGTTAAGAGAATTTCGTAATGATCCAATTATTCAATTTGAGGGTTCTTTAAACCATTTTATCCGTAAAGAATTAAAAATGGTAGAAGAACAAACCTATAGTCGATTGAATAAAAAGTATGATGGCACTGGATTAATCCGTAAGGGTATTAAACGATATGAGAGTGAAGAAGTACCTGTTATCAATGTTTACTTCGATAGATCTGGATCTTGGGGTGAAGATAAAACAAAAATTGGTAGACAGGCTTTAGCTACTTTAGATAAATACGTCAGGATGAAAAAAATTAAAGTTAATATCAAATACTTTAATGATAAAGTATTTACTGAATTTATTCCAGATGGCCGGGGTGGAACTTACGGGTCTCCAATCTTAGCTGATGTGTTGGCTGAAAAACCAGATAATGTTATTGTAATGACTGACTCTGATATTTCTGACTGTAAAGAATACGTTCAGGTACCTGGTGTTGTTTGGTATTTATTTAAAGGTGGAAGATCTAGTAATATTGAAAGTCATCTAACCGGAAAAATAGCTACTGAAGCTTTTGAGCTAAATGTCTCAAAGAATGAAGAATAGAGGTACTAAAAATGGAAGTAGATAAAGAGTTTATTAAAAATGAAGTATTATCAATTCCGGGATTAAGACAGGCCATGAGGGAAAATAACTATGACGAAGTTTTTAGACTTTGTAAGTCTACAAAGAAAATAAACCAGCTAGCTGCTGCCCTTTATATTTCTAAAGTTGATTTTTTAAGGCACATGACTCATATTCCTGAGAGTATGTTCAGGGGAGTTGATTTAATCACAGAGATTACCATCCCTGGAAATATTAAGACTATCGGTGATTTGGCTTTCTTGCAAACAGGCCTTGAGAAATTAACTCTTGAAGAGGGTGTAGAGGAAATTGGCGATGGTGCTTTTGCTCAAACTAAAATTAAAGAAGTTTATTTACCGAGATCAGTTAAGAAAATTGGTAGAGCGGCTTTAGGCAGAGCTGAAGTTTACTGTTATTTTTCAAAAGAAGATCTAGTCGGAGATAATCCTACAGTAAATCCTGAAGGAAACACCTTTACTTATGGTAATGTAATTAACCAGGAGACTGGTGAAGTTTTAAAAGATAAAGGGGCAACATATTAAAGAGGTAAAACAATGAATAAAAATGTTTTTAAAATGTTCTTAAATGAGGACTTGGCTGATAAAGAATTAGATGAAGCTTTACCTAAGGATTTAGCTAAAGCCTATGATAATTCTAGTGTAGGACCTGATAAAAGAAAATATATTGGAAAGAATGGCCAAAAAATAGACTGGCAGAATGTTAATTATGAGCCGCTTACTGTTGACCAGGGTAAAGAGCTTTGGAAAACTGATCCTTCTAAGTTGATTTTAATTATTCAGGACCGTAGCGGTAATGATAGAGTAGTTAAGTTTAGAGAAGATGGCAAGGTAGATATTGATCCTGCTTATGGTAATTACAGATTTGATTTACCATTATCCAATGCTTATGTAAAAAGAGATGGAACTAAGGTTGTTGATGTTTTCAAGGCAAAGATTAATCACCTATTAAGTATCGCCAAGAAGATTTATAAAGGTGATGAAAATGTTTATAGAGATCAAGCATCTTTAGATGCTAGGGCTGCAAATCCAGAATCTCCACATTATGCTGGATTAGATAAATCTGAGATTATTTCTAAATTCCAGGCTGTTAATTCTAATGATTTACTACGTAAATTAAAAGCTAGAGGAGGCCAGTGGGCTGAAAATATAGCTAGATCAGTAATCCCAACCAGTGCTACTGGGTATGATATAATTAAATGGGATCCAGTTAATCATGTCGCTATAGTGTCCGGTTCTTATGGTGGAGCAGGTAATGCTGATTACTGGCTAGAAAAATTCTTGGAATATTATAAACGTTGGAGCTCAAGTGATGGTGATACTTGGCGTGCCTGGTGTGCCTATTTATTAGCTAAACAAGATGGTGATACAACTTATCGTAATCCAACCGAAGCAGAAATTAGAAGATGGTATAATATTTCCACTAACCCTGAGAAAGATTTAAATGCTAGAATTAGGTATCTTGATGTTGAAAAAGTTTTATCAGAACCTAAAGAAAGAGTAAAGCAATCTATTGAAGATGCTAAAAGGTTAGAGAGAAATTTAGAAAATGCTCAAAGTAAAAAATCTAATTTTACTTCACCTGAAGCTAGACAAAGCCGCGAATCTGATATTACTTATTATATTAATAGATATAAAGATAGGCTAATGACCATCCTTGCTGAGCTTGAAAAATATGAAGGTAAAATGGATGAACTAGATGCATCTGATGCTAGAAGAATTAGTGAATATGATAAGGAGATCTCAGATATCTCTCAGAAGCTTTCTGATGCTAAGGCAGAATATGGAAAACTCATGAGTGGTGGTGCATACAAGAATTCACCATTCGGAAAACCAGTACCTGAAAGTTTAACTGAAGAAAAATCACTTGATGAATTAGTAGATCAGATTATTGGACATCGTGATAATCAATTAGAAAATTTAAATGAAGATCTTGATGGAGACAGAGTTTCTGCTTTGGCTGAATTTTTAGATATTAATCCAGATGATATTTCTGAGGTTTCTGAGAATGATTTTAATACTCCCGAGGGTGAATATTTAGTTTTAACTGAAGAAGAAGCCCATGACAGAGCTGTTGATGAAATTAAAATGTTATTTGATGATATGGGTTTAAATGCTTTCACCCCTGAATTCCAGGAGAGAATTACTAATGAGTTCTTATCAGAAGATGAGATCGATAATTTTATCGAAGGCGAAATTGAATATTATTCAACAGAAGAAGATGACCAGGAAGCTTTAGAAAGATTACGTAATTTATCAACAAAGGCTGATAAAATTAATTATATTAAAGAAGTATTTGGTGATTTAGCTGATTTTGTCAGAGATCCTGATTATATTGATATTGATGCCGTAGCAGATGAAGCTATTAACCAGGATGGTGTTGCTCATTTCATCGCTTATTACGATGGTGAAGAAAACGAGCTAGGAAATGGGTTCTTAGCTTATAGAGTTAATTAAGGAGAATAATTATGACTATTAATGGAATCGATGTTACACCTATTATTAAAGCAGTAATTGAAGTGTTAGCCAGTGTTTTAGTAACTTTGATTGCTACTAAGATTATCCCATGGCTTAATTCAAAATTTGAAAAAGATCAACTTGAATTTATTAAGTCAGTTGTTAAGGTTGCTGTTAGTGCAGCTGAGCAATTATATGACAAGGCCCAGGGTGCTGAAAAACTAGAATATGCCATTAATTTTGTTGTCACTGCTTTAGAAGAAAAGGACATTATTATTGATAAAGAGCTTTTGAGGACTTATATTGAGGCTGCAGTATTAGAGTTACATAAAGCCTTAGAGGTTTAATATGGAGTTGAATGAATTTAAATTAAATCAGGATCCTGAGTATTTAGCTGACTTCGAGATGGAACTAGAAGACCTCAAAGACATTATTGATACTTGGGGACCTGATAGCTTATATGCAGTACCTTATAGCAGATTTAAAAGAGATTATCCTTTATTTGCTAAAGCCATTGTTGAATCATTCTTAGTTGATATGGGAATTTTAACTCAGAATGAAATTTCTGATATTGATAACTTAGGTGATGAAGATGGTAATTATTGGAAGACCGGAAGATTAATTAGACCAGAAGAAGATTGGCCGACTTTAATTGATGGTGCTGAGAGGTTATTGACTTTCCGTAAGGATAAAGGAATTCAATGGGAAAAGATATACCCTAAACATGTCGGTGTTGATAAACCAAGTGGTGATAATTCTATAAACGAGGATATGGAAACTCTTGATGATGAAGTTTATCCTATTATTAAAGAATATTTTGACTGGTTTTTAGATCCAACTGAAAATGAGTGGCTGGCTGATCAAGCTGCTGAAAAAGGCGTAGATTTCTTTGATGAGGCTAGATCCTATTTATTCGAAGAAGACCCTGAAGAGGTATGGAGAGATCCTGAGGTTGGTATTATTGATACTGGCTTATTAGAAAATGAAGAACTAGCTGATATTTGAAATAGTATCCCAGATGAAGATCTTGATGAGTTCTATAATAAGTTAATTACTATGTCAAAGGATTATGCTAAACAAGTCTTAGACTCAAAATAAATTTTATAAAATTTATAATAAATAATTGGACTGTAGTTTACAGTCCTTTTATTTTTGACCTATAATAATAATGTAAATAAAGGAAGGTACTGAAGATGTTTGAATTAAGACACACTGATGAAAAGAGAAGCTATGATGATCTAGTTCTTTCAACTAAAACGATGCCGTGGTTACATTATCGTGATTTAGTTAAGGCAGCTGAGTCTTTATCAAAAGACAATAAAGGTATTTTCTATATTAAAAGAATTAAAGAATAGTTTACTAAACTATGTATAATTTATTATAATAATAATGTAAAAGGAGCCCTCCGGTAATCTTAGGATTGACGGTGAAAGACGGAATATCTTCGGATATTGTTGAAAGTAAGGATGCGTCCAGAAATCATTAACGCGAAAGGCAACAAAATATATTAAATTAAAAGAAAGTTAGTTTCGAAACTTTCTTTTTTATTATATAATAATAATGTAAATAAAGGAGGTAACTCAGATGTACAAGACCACCTGGACAGTAAAAGACTTAACCACAAATATCACTAATGAAGTGGTATTATATCATCTGGGTAAAGAACCAAAATTCCCAGTTCAGTACTTAAAAGAAAATAGAGTCTATGAGGTTGAAATGATCTGGAATTTTAAGATTAACTTTACACTAAATTCACTCATTAAGTGCTTAATCCCTCAGTGTGAAATAAGATAATATGAAAAAATCAAAGGTTCGAGATCTGTGGATACCACAATCCTGGCGTTATAATGGCAGCGGGTTTCATAAGAATAAAAAGAAAATAATTTTTAGAAAAAGAAAATACAAGGAGAAAGAAAATGAAAATTAGTGAAAGAGTTTTAAAAAAGGCTATCTGGTGTGAAATCTTATCTGGGTTATTATTAATCTCTGTAGTTTCATTGGCCCTTACAATTTTCTAAGAAAACTAATTAGTTTTCTTTTTTAATGTTATTTATTGCTAAATTAAATATAAAATTATAGAAAAAATTATTTGGGAGGCATATATGAAAAGATTGTCTGAAGAGATGGACGTCGATAAGGTATATTTTAACAAATTATCTGAGGAAGAAGTAGAAAAGTCTTCTGATGAGATAAAGAAGGAAGCTGAAAAAGATCTTAAAGATGGTGTGGAAGTTGCTGCAGAAGTTAACAACCCCAAGGGAGTTGAAACACCTAAAGAGGTAGAAGTTAAGGTTTTAAAGGAGCAGTTAATTCTTAGTGAAGAATTAGATGAAGATGAATATTTTGATTTAGTTTCTGAATTATTCCAGGCCATGCAAAAGGTTTGTAAGAATTGGGCTAAGTATTCCGCTGTAGATTATGAAGATTTCGAGAGAGCTATTTCTGAGGCCTCAGAACGTTTAATTGAAATTGAGCCTGAATTGTGGGAATCATTAAAAAATAATAGTGTAGAAGAAGCTTATTATTCAGACCGTCCAATTAAAGAAATTGCTAGTGAAGTTAGAGGTTCTCTAAAATCATTCATTGATAGTTTAGTTAAAAAGTATGGTGCTAAAGTAATGAGGTCAGGCACAATTCAAGGTATCTTCAGAGATGAACCTTCAAAAATCTTATATAAATTACAGGATGTTAAAGTTGATGAATCATGTGACGATGAAACACCTTTAGAAGAAGATTTTAAGGTGATTAGTACTTTAAATAATTTTAAACCTTGGTCAGGTGCAGTCGATACCTGGAATACCATTAAGGATGCCGGAATGTTAGATTCTCTTGATTCATTATTAGAAGAAATTTATCCTGAGGGATTAGATGAAACTGAGTTAAATGATTTACTGTGGTTCGAACCTGAATGGATTTTAGATTCTCTTGGCTTAGGAGATGGTACTGAGGATGAGGAATAAATTATTATTAGAAGAGGCTGAAGATTTCGAAGCAGAAGTTTCTACAGAGGAAGCTCAGCCTATTTCTGATGAAGTCATTGATGAATTTAATATTCAGGCTATGATTTCATCACTCATTAAGGATACATGGGGATTAGTAGATACCATTAATGGTATCCAGATGACTCTTGAAGATAAGAGTGAAGAAATTAATGCTACTTTAAAGGAAATTGTTTCAGACGAGTATATGCATATTGGGCAGTTAGAAAAAATTATCCAAGCGATTAAACCTGAAGCTATTAACTTGGAGGTAGAAGTTAAATAATGATTAGGGGAAACGACTATGGATTTCAAAGAAATTACTTTGGGCGACATTGCTGTATTATTAGGGTTGATTGCTGCTTTCTGGGCTTTTTTAAAAATGGTAAAAGAGATAAAGAAACCACGGGAAGATAAAGATAAGAAAATTGAAGCTGACTTAAAAGATCACAAAGATACATTAAATAAACATGAAAATATCTTAAATGACCACACAGTTAAATTAGAGAAAATTGATTCTTCATTGGATCTTATATCTAGTGATATTAAAGAATCTTCTGAGTATACTAAAGAAAGCGATGACCTTATTAAAGCGGCATTGTGTTCAATGCAAAGACAATCTTTATTAAATGAATGTGAGAAATGCATTAAAAATGGATTTGCTACTTTAGAACAAAAGGAAACCATAACTTCTCAGTATGATTCATATCATGCTTTGGGCGGCAATAGTTTTATAACTAAGTTATATGAACAGATGATGGACCTCCCTCTTAGTAAAGGAGAATAGATGGCTAATTATATAGTTTGAAAGAATCATGTGGTCTCTATGGTCAGAGGAGATTATTTTAATATGAAAGTTGATCTTCCCGAAGACTTAATTAAAACCGGAAGTAAGCTTTATTTTGCTTTGATGTACCCCAATAAATCTTTTGAAGACGCAATCTTAATTAGAAGTTATGATATCGACCTATCCAATACAGAAGATTCTGATGTCTTAGTACCCGAAATTATTTTACTGCCTGATGATACTGTTGATTTAGCTCCTGGAACTTATTATTATACGGTTAAGATAGAATTACCGGATGAGAAAGTTTATACAATTATCCCAAATACAATATTTAATATAATTAATTAAAGGAGGTTTTCTGTATGGTAACAATAAAGAATAATAAAATTGTGATGACCAGAGGAGATTCTCTTAATGCAAAAATTGGCATAGTTAGAAATAAATTTACTAAAAGCAAATCGATTGATACTAACCCAACTCCTGATGGTAGAGAATTTTTAACACCTGAAGACCTAGAGGGCTGCAGACTAAGATTTGCTATGAGTGAATTTTATCCAGGTGATTTAAATTATAAATTACTTTTAGCTAAGGAATTACCCACTCAAACTATGGCTTTAATATTAAACCCAGAAGATACAAAAACAATTCCACTGGGAATTTATAACTATGATGTTAAATTAATTTCTCCGCCTGAATCTCCAGCTGATAGAGAAAAGGTTGATACTTTTATTTCAGGTACAATCCAGCTCTTAGGTGATTGTGAAGGAGAAGAAAGTTTATTGGATAGCAATTCATTTTCTTTTGATTATGATTATGATTATGATGATTATGACGGTGACTAGTGAGGTGAGATTATGGGAATCTCAAATAGAATTAATAAGGCTGAATTATCTGGCTTTTTAATTAATGAAAACTTAACTGCCTCAGGAGAACTAGTCAGCGATAACTTAGGTACTGGTGGATTAATAACTATAGGTGAAAAAGGAATTGATGGCTATTCACCTATTGTAACAATAGAAGAAGTTGAGACAAGCGAAGGCCTTATCGGACATTCTATTAATATAACTGATATTGAAAACCCTTTAGTTGGAAAAACATTTTTTGTTTGAAACGGGGTTGGAATATCTGGAGTTACTTTAAACCCAGATTATACATTAACTATTTCCTTTAATGACGGAACTAGTTATACTACTATTCCTATTCGTGGTGAAACTGGTAATGGTATTGACCAAATCGTAAAAACTTCAACCTCCGGTTTAGTCGATACCTATACCATTTATTTTACGGATGGAACTACAACTACTTATCAGGTAACTAACGGTCTAGGTACTCTAGATTATAATGAGTTAGAAAATAAACCATCCATTAATGGAGTTACTCTTACTGGAAACAAATCAGCTACTGATTTAGGTATTCAAGATAGATTAACTTCAGAAAATGCAGGTGAAGGGATTGATATTACCACAGATCAATCCGGTAAAGTAATTATTTCAAATACTAATGTTTCTGCTGAATGAGGAAATATTCAAGGAAACATTACAGATCAAGAAGATTTAATAGATTATATAAATCAGCACTCAGGAAGTTATACTGCTGGCAATGGAATTCAAATTGTAAATAAAGTTATTTCTATTAAGGATTTAATTCTTGATTGTGGTACTAGTACTGGCTGGCCAGGATCTAATGTAGCGATTGTTGGTTCAGCTATAGTTGGAATTAATGTTACAGGGTAAAAATATGGATACTGTCAATGTTAGAATAAAATTAAAAAGAGATACTACTGAAAATTGGGCAAAAGTCCAATCTACTTTTATCCCCCTTGAAGGTGAGATGATCATCTACACTGACTTTCGTCATGAAGAATATATTGACGGAAATGGTGAATTAAAAACCAGAAATATTCCAGCTTTTAAAGTAGGAACAGGGAATGCTTATTTAGGCGATTTAGCTTTTTCAGTAGTTACTCCAGAAGAAATTGCTTTTTGGAATAACAAATTAAATCTCATTGATGATATTGAAGATGAGAAATTAATATTCACTAGAAATTAAAGGAGAGAATGATAAAATATGCCAGAAATTAGTAAAGTGCAATTACCTTCGGGTGGTATATATGATATTAAAGACGCGACAGCCAGAGAAATGATTTCTGGTGGTGTTTCGTTTATCATCGCTTGGAATGGCACTTCAACTCCTGTTCCAGGTAATATCCCGGCTGGAGTAAAGGTTGTTTATAATGGTACTACCTATACCGGCACTATGTCAGCTGCTTCTGCTGAGGTTGGTGCATTTTATTTAGTTAGGTCTTCTACAAGTACTTCAGAAGGTCCTTTAGATGTTTATGACGAATATGTCCCCATTGGCCCTTCAGGAAGTAAATCATGGGAAAAGATTGGTGATACTCAATTAGATTTATCTGATGTAGTTACTAATGTTTCTTTAAATAAACAAACAGATGTTGTATTAGGAGAATCTACTACATTTACAAATTCTACTTCAGCTGTTACTTTTTCAGGCGGTACAAATGATGTAGCTCTAGGTGAAAATACAACATTTGCTTTAACAAGTGGGGCTGTAACTCACGGTAGCTTATCTGGCCATACTGATACCGTTTTAGGAACAGGAACAACTTTTTCAGTTACAGATCCTACAATTACTGTCACTCCAGCTCAGACTTATTTAGGTGCTAGTGCTAGTGGAACTGCTGTTGGAGCTGATGGTACTGCTACTGTCGTAACTGGATATGCTTCCCCCACAACTGATACCTTTGTTAAATCTGTAAGTGCTGAAACAAATAAAAACTTAGTTACAACAACTGTTCCTAATGTTACTGATCCTGGAAGTGCTTCAACCTGGACTTTCACCATGGGAACTGGAGATGCAGCAGAAACTTTAATTATTGGTGGAGCTAATAGTGTTGCTCCTCAGATGGGAACTGCCATTACTGTTGCTACAGGTTCTACTTCAACAACAGGTACAGGAGATGCTGTTGTAACTGGTGTAACAATTGGATCAAGTGCTGCAGCTATCACTGGTCTTGGTACTGCAAGCACAGAAACTGTCTTGACTGGTGTAAAAGTTACTGCACAGCCTACCATTTCATTATCTTCAAATGCTTCTACGGCTACTGGAAGAGTTCAGGTAGCTACTGGTATTTCAAGTGCTTCTGCTTCCGGTGGAGCTGTTTCCGCTAGTGGTGATAATGTTACGGCCATTGTAAGTATGCCTACAAGTACAGTTGGTACAGACATTACTGTTGGTACAAATGATAAAGTAACTGCAATTACAAATATTGGAACAGGTACTGCAGCTGCTCAAACAATTACTGTTGGTACAAATGATAAGGTTACTTCATTAACTAATGATACTTCATTGATTGTTACAAAGGGTAATAATTAGGAGGAATAGAATATGAGCTATGTAAAAAATACTTGGGCTACGGGTGATGTAGTTACCGCCGACAAACTTAATCATATCGAGGACGGCATTGCTAGTGCAGGAGGTATTCTGCCAATCGGTGTAACCATTGATACAGATCCTATCACATCATCAACCGTACAAACATTAGACCATACCTGGCAGGAGATTTATAATGCGGCACAAAATAAAGTGTATCCAGTAGTGTTTAAATTAGTTGGTGGTGACATAAAATTGCTTCCGGTGGCAGCTACTTATGGTAACGATAGAGATGGGTATACCGTAGTCGTTACTGATCCTTTAGATAATGACTTTATTATAAGTTACCAGTGTACGGAGGCTGATGAATATCCGCGCTACATCGCAGGCGGTAAATAGAAAGTACCCTAGTTAAGTCGAGAGTGTAGAATACCGTTATAAATATATCAAAAAATGAATTTAATTAATAAAAGAAAGAGGAGTGAGTTATTATGGTACCAAATCCATCAAGTTTAGTTGGTATTGGAACAGTAGGATCTATGCTAGCTGGTGGTAATATATCAAAAGTACAATTACCAGATGGAATTACCTATGCCATCAAAGATAGCGTTACTCCTTCTTTAACTCAAAGTGAAATAGACGCAGGAACTGATACCAGTAATAAGTTTATTTCTGCAAAAGTATTGAGTGAAGTAATAGCTGCAGCTGGAGCCAATGACGGAGCTTTAAAATTACAAAAAGATTCTGACAGTGCTACTTCTATTTTTACAGCTAACCAAAGTACTGATACAACTTTAACTTATACTACTTCAACTGTTGGAAGTGCTAGTAATTGAAATCCTGGAACAACACCTACTTTAGGAAGTTCAATCTCCGCTGATGATATTACTTCATGGAGTACAAATACTCCAACTTCAATTGATACCACAAAGTTCAACGGGGGATCATTTACTAGAGGTACATTCAATGGTGGGTCATTTACCCAGGGAACTGATACTTTTACTACAAATAAACCTACTGTTATTGATGTTACTAAATTTAATGGTGGAAGCTATATTTCGGCTACGTATTCTTGGTCGACTAATACTCCAACTTCAATTGATACAACTAAATTTAATGGTGGATCATTTACCCGTGGTACATTTAGTGGAGGAAGTTTTACTCAGGGTACCGATAATTTTACTGCTGCAACCTTAGTACCTAGCTTGGCTAGTACGGCAGCAACAGCTTCAACTCCTACTACTTTGACACTTACTTTTACTGGTGGAAGTTTTACTCAGGGATCTGATTCATTTACTGCAGCTACTCATGCTAATGATACTTTTACAGCTGCTTCATTATCAAATGGTTTCTACACTGCTGGATCTGCAGCAAGCTGGGCTGTTGCAACTAACCCATCATTTACTCCAGCTTCATTATCAAATGGTTTCTATTCCGCTGGGTCATCAGCAAGCTTTACCCAGGGTACTGATAGTTTTACTGCTGCAACTCACGCCAATGATACCTTTACAGCTGCAAGCTTGTTAAGTGGATTCTATACAGCAGGAAGTGCTGCTTCATTAAGTTATACTTCAAGAAGTATTCCAAATGTTACTAGTACAGGAACAGCTCCATCATTAACAATTACAAGTAATGTCACTGTTCTTACAGGACTTAGTGCTTCATAGGGGAGTTGATTAAATGGCTAATACAAATACTTATATTAATAAAATAGTAGTACCAAATGGGTCTGACACGATTACAGCAAATTTAGTTGACACTGTTAGTGGGTATACTAAAAATACAGGTACTGTAACTAGTGTTCAAGTTCAGGGCACAAATCCAATTGTCTCTAGTCAATCTACGGCACAAACTGGGACATTAAGTACTACAATCTCACATGCTGACTCTGGAGTAACTGCTGGTACTTATGGTAGTTCATCATTAATTCCCGTAATAACGGTAGACTCTAAAGGACATTTAACAAGTGTAACAACTAGTTCAGCTTCTGGCGGAGTAAATGATGTACAAGTAAATGGAACGTCTGTTGTATCATCTGGAACTGCAAATATTGTTACTAATACTGCATATAATGCTAGTACAAATAAGATCGCAACAATGGCAGATGTAGATGTAGTAACAATTACATATACGGTAATTTCAGGTACTGACTATGAAATGACTATTTCAACAGTCTTAGCCCCGAACTACGCTCAAACTATTTTAGAGGAGGCCTATTAAAATATGCCCTTAAAACATGAGACAATAACTGATTTATTCACTGATATTGCTGATGCCATTAGAGAAAAAACTGATAGCAACGAGCCAATTGTAGCAGATGATTTTCCTGATTCTATATTGAGTATTGAACAACCTTTACCTTTATATCTTACTAAAGTAAAAGATTTAATAAATACTACAGTTACTATTGATACAGAATTATCTGCTAATGCGACAATAGCAACTTATAACTTAGATCCTGTTCTTCAAAAGTCTTATTCTGCAACAGAAAATTTTGTAGTTATTTCTTATGTTATTTGGGTTGGGGATTATTCAGGGACCAAAACTTCTGGGCAATGTGTGTCTTCTGTTTCTTTTATTCCTGTTATAAGAGCTTATGGATCAACTTATTATGCTACTCCGGGATCAGGCACTGGTTGCACAGCTTGGATGTCTAACTGGTCATATTGTTCAACAGGATCACAAGTAACGGGACTTAGAATAGTTCATGGTAGTAGTGATGCTACTAATTTACAGCTAAAGTTAACTTTTTATAAAGTTAATCCTTGTAACTTTGTAGTTGCTGGTGATTATCTTGTAAAGGCAGTTTTGTATAAGTATGATATTTTATCATTAGGAGGTAGTTTATAATGGTTTATTATTATAAATTAGATACTAGTGGGTATGTAAAATCAATTTTTAAATTGAAAGGTAATTGTACAGAAATAACCGAAGAAGAATATTATTCTCATGTAAATGAAGAAAGTGATGATGAGCCTACTCCTGAAGAATTAATTGAAGCTGGTAAAATAATGCTAGGTTTATAAGTAATGTATAATATATCATAAGTTTTGTAAAGGAGATTTTCTATGCCAGTTGTAATAGAATACCAAGGTGATTTAGTTCATCATTATTCAAGCACAGGGTTTAAGATCAGAAATACTACTACAGGTGGTATTTATGATGATGCCTGGGATTTAATTTCTAATGGTTATGATTATGAAGAAACCGAAGAGAAGATAGATCAAGATGAAGAAGAGCAGCAACAGAGTGAGTTAGAAGAATATGCTGAGGCCGGAAGGATTTTATTAGGAGAAGAGAATAATGAGTAAGATTATTGATAAAGCAAAATACTTAAGGGCTAAGATTGAAGAATTAGCCGAAACATTAACTGATGAAGTAGCCTTACAATACGTCTCCTTATTTAAAGATTGAGCAACTGATACCAGTTATTTAGTTGACGATAGAGTAAAATATAATGATGTTCTTTACAAATGTGTTCAGGCTCATACTTCTCAAGATAGCTGGACACCAGATCTAACTCCAGCCTTATGGGTAGTAGTTTCTATTGAAGAGTGGCCTGAGTGGGTACAGCCAATAGGTGCTCAAGATGCTTATATGACTGGAGATAAAGTTACTCACAATGAAAAGCATTGGATCTCTACGGCAGATAATAATGTCTGAGAGCCTGGAGTATACGGGTGGGAAGAAGTAGACTAATGAGTAAATATAATATAACAAAAAAAGAATTAGCTGAATACATTATGGCTAATAGAACTGAAGATTTTCCTTTAGACCAGAAGTTGGAAGATTTTTATAAAAAAGTAAGAGAATGGTGTGATTTAAATGCCGACTATAAGCAAGATTAATGGTTATGATCTTAAAGACAGAGTAAGTGGCTATACTACCAATGAGGGTACAATAACTGGAGTATCTGTTGCTGGTACTTCAGTAGCTACTAGTGGTGTAGCTAATATACCTGCGGCTACAACTAATTCTGCAGGAGTTATGTCTTCTTCTGATAAAACCAAATTAGAGGGTATTGCAGCTGGAGCTGAAGTAAATGTTCAATCGGATTGAAATATTACAGATAGTACATCCGATGCCTTTATCAAAAATAAACCTCAGATTTCTAATACCTCTATTACAGCTAATGCTACTAATAAAACTTTATTTATTGATACAGATATTGTTGATGGAGATGCGGTGAGTTACTAATGTCAATTGTTATTACAGATCCTATAAATTATACGCATATAGCTAATTCCATTCGTAATAAGAATGGGTTATCAACTGTTTACAAGCCATCAGAAATGTCTTTGGCGATTGATGCCCTTAATGTAGGTGGAGTAATTAGTCTGCAGGATAAGTCAGTAACTCCTACTACTTCAACTCAATTAATTTCTAAGGACAGTGGGTATGATGGCCTGGGAATAGTTACAGTTAATGCTATTCCAAGTGCTTATATTATTCCATCAGGTACTTTTAACATTACTGCAAATAACACTTATGACATTACAAGTTATGCCAGTGTTTTTGTAAATGTGTCTGGTGGAGGTGGATCTCCAACAATATCTTCACTGTCAGTTACTCCTACAGAATCTGCTCAGACTTTTAACGCTTCAGGTGTTGATGGTTATAAACCAGTTACTGTTGCGGGAATTAGCTCAACTTATGTAGGTACTGGAATTCCCAGGAAATCAAGTGCAGATCTTACGGCTAGTGGTTCAACCATTACAGTTGTTTCTGGTTATTATTCAGCTCAAGCTACAAAGAATGTTAGTGCAGGAACTGCTGGTACACCGACTGCCACAAAAGGGACTGTTTCAAATCACAGTATTTCTATAACTCCAAAGGTTACAAATACAGCAGGTTATATTTCAGGTAGTACCATTACCGGTACAGCCGTTACTGTAAGTGCAAGTGAGTTAGTAAGTGGGACATTATCTATTACTGCTAATGGTACTGGAATCAATGTTACTAATTATGCAAGTGTTGATGTAGCTATCCCAGGTGATAATCCAACGATATCATCATTGGCTATTACCCCAACGGAAAGTGAACAAACATTTAATAGCTCTTCTGTTGATGGCTATAAACCAGTTACGGTGTCAGCCATTAGCTCTACTTACGTAGGCACTGGAATTACTCGTAGAAGTTCATCTGATTTAACAGCTTCAGGTGCTACTGTAACTGTACCATCTGGATATTATTCTAGCCAGGCTACTAAAGCAGTATCAAACGGAACTGCTACAGCTCCAGCTTCTATTTCAGGAACTAGCGCTACGGTGAGTACAGGAACAAATACTTTAACTTTAACAAAAACTGTAAGCGTAACTCCATCAGTAACTGCTGGTTACATAAGTAGTGGTACAGCTGGAAATGCTTCAGTATCTCTTACTGCTAGTGTTACAACGCAGGGAACTAGGACTATAACTCCAACTACTAGTAATCAAACTATTTCTTCAGGTACCTATATTACGGGTACTCAAACAATATCAGGCGATGCCAATCTTGTTGCTGGAAATATTAAATCAGGTACAAGTATCTTTGGGGTGACTGGTTCTTATTCAGGGCTTGATACCTCAGATGCTACTGCAGCAGCTACTGATATTGTTAGTGGTAAAACTGCCTATGTAGATGGGAGAAAGGTAGAAGGTTCATTAGTTATTCAGAAATACTATACCGGTTCTTCTGCCCCATCAAGTTCTTTAGGTACCAATGGAGACATATATTTCCAGAGCTAGGAGGTTAATTAATGGCAAATATTAGATTAATTCCTAGTGCTTATACCTCAAGCCATTCTAGCTACGCCTCTGTATATAGTGGTGAAGCTAATATGTATAATAACACCGACCATACTGCTAATTATGCTTCTTTAAGAGGTAGAAATAGTAATACTACTACTGCTTATTATATTTTCCTTAGAGGGTTTAACTTTGATGATGTTCCTGCTAATGCATCAGTAACAAGCTTTGAAGTAAAAATAAGATGTTATAGAAACTCTTATCAAAGAACGGGCGATAACTATAGGCTAAGATTGTCTAGTAGTACAAGTATTAATGATGTTATTTCTGACTCAATAACAAGTACAGAAATTGGTACTACATCTAGTGTTATTACTATTCCTACTGGCAACTTAACTTGGAGTACTTTAAAGAGTTATGGCGATGACTTCTCTATTGTAATTCCATTATCATCGACTGCAAGTAACAGGCCTTATATTTATGTATATGGTGCTGAAATAAATGTTACTTATTCAACTTTACCTACTTATGAAGTTACGGCTACCTCTAATGTTACTGGAGTTGAAGTAAGCCCATCAACACAGACTATTACTCAGGGTGATTCTGCTACCATTTACATTGATACCTCTGATATTAGTGAATATATTTTAAAAGATAATGGTACAGATGTTACTTCTAGTGTTGTATACCATCATGAGGAAGGTGGATCAACTACAGAAGATACTGTATTAGGTACTTATACTTTAGTTAGTGGTTCATTTAATGGCTCTGGCGCTTCCCATTTTAGTGGATTAGTTGGTAAAGGACATACATCTTCAACTACTACTTCTAACTATTATTCAGGTGGTTCTGGTACCATCGCAGTATTTACTTATGATGTATCATTTAACAACATCCCTGAAAATGCTACTATTGAAAGTTGTTATGCCCTAGTAAATGGACATGCAGAATCTACTTCACAATCTGCTGAATATATGTGTGCCCAGATTAGATCAGGAAGCACAGAATTATCAGAAGAATTAAATTTTAAATCGGTTGGTACTTCTAATAGTACACAAACAATTACTTGTACCACACCACCAACTATCGAACAGCTAGGAAATCTTCAGTTATATTGTAGATTAGGTTACTATGGCGGTGCTCTTAATGGTGCTACTGTATATGTAGAATATAGTACACCTTCAGGGTATTATTACACTTATACGATAACTAATGTAGTAGCTGCTCATACTGTTGTATTGGATGAATCTACTGGCCCTTACGTACCTGATCCAGAAGACCCTACTAAAACTTATTATTCATTAACTATCTCAAGTATTAATGCTGGTACTAGTATTAATGGAGAATTAGTAAATGGAACTGTTAGAGTAGAAGCTGGATCAAATGAAACTATAGTAATTTCTCCATCAGATCCTATATTAACATTGGCTTTAGATAATGGCGTTGACATCACAAGCCAATTAATTGGAAGCGTTCCTGTAAATACTTATACAGTTACTACTCAAGTTAGTGGAGCTTCCTATGGATTTACTTTAAATTCTTCTACTGGATATTATGTGTCTACAAATAATGGTGTTTCCAAATCAGCTTCAGTAGCGAGATTGAATCTTGATTTTGAATCTGATTGTTTAGTAACAATTCAATACATTAATTATGCAGAAGAAAATTATGACTATGGATTATTCGGTAAATTAGATACTACTGTGGCTACTGATGGTTTGACTGCTGGATCAGGCGGCAGCTCTCCCAGTGACAGTACTAGTAATTATCAACTGGCTAAATGCTCAAATAGTACTTCACCTCAGACTATCACTTATAATGTCCCAGCTGGTACTCATTATATTGATATTAAGTACGGCAAAGATGATGCCTCAAACTCTGGAGATGATAGCCTCCAGTGGAAAGTATTAAGCATTGAGCCTACTAGTGCTGGTGGAGATTATACCTATATTTTAAATAATATTTCACAGAAACATAGTTTAATTTTTGTTTTTGGTAATGTTTCATATTATTTTGTAACTTCTACAATAGGTAGTACAGGTAGAGCATTCCCTGATGGTCAACAGGTAGTTTTGGCTGGAGACCCATACACTATAAATATAGTTCCTAACAATTATCAAGATACAGTTACTTTAACTGATAATGGGGTCAATGTTACTTCACAGATGGAAGTAGCTACAGGACAAGATAAACAAGGGAATCCTATTACTAGTTATAGATATAAACTATTAAATGTACAAGCATCTCATACTTTAGTTATTTCTATTGGTGGTGTTACTGCTAAATTATATATAAAGGTAAATAACTCCTGGGTTCAATATTCTAAAGTTTTTAAAAAGATAAATAACTCTTGAGTTGAACAGTCAGATCCATCTTCAGTTTTAGATGTAACTGTTAATTACGTGAAAGCTAATTAGGGAGGAATTAAAAGATGCCAGATCCTAATGTATTAGAAAAAATAAATTTAGATAACACTGAATATTTAATTAAAGATGGCGCTACAGAAACATTAACCGTAGCTGAAATTACAACCGGAACAGATACTGAGAGTAAATTTGTTACTGCTAAAGTTATTCATGATTATATTGATTCTTTAGATGCTACTAATACCTTATATTAGGGAGTAAAGTATGGGATTAAAATTATATCCAGAAACTGCAGTTATTAATCTTGCCAATGCAATTAGGTCAGCTTATGGTGGTATTAGTACTTCATATAGAGTATCTGACATGGCTTCGGCTATTTTAAATATCCCCGCAGGTGAGGATAACTTTAGCGTTCTAGCCTCAGTAGTAGATGGCACAATCACTGAATTTTCATATAGTAATCAAGCAATTTCAGTGATTACTTCTTGAACTTTTTATGACTGCAGACTTCTTGAAAGAGTAGACTGTCCATCAATTACTGAAATACAAGATCAAGCTTTTCAGAGTTGTTATTCATTATCATCAATTAGTTTTCCTCTTTGTTCTTATATTGGAAGCTATGCTTTTGCCTTTTGTAGTAATTTAACTGCAGCCTGTTTTCCTTCATGTGTTTCAATATCTACGGCTGCATTTACTAATTGCAATAAAATATCATCACTAAGTTTTCCTCTGTGTACTATTATTGGATCTAATGCTTTTTATGCTATTGGTTCAGGAGTTAAGTCTATAACTAGTGAGGTATTCCCTATTTGTACTACTATTGGATCTGCGGCTTTTTACCTATGCCATGGTCTATCCTATGTTTATTTTCCTGAAGTTACTCAAATGCTAGGTAATACTTTTGGTGGTTGTAGTAGTTTGTCTACTGCCGTATTTCCTTTATGCACTAAGATTGATGACTCCTTTAGAGGCTGCAGCCATTTAACTTCTGTTAGTCTTCCTCTCTGTGAAATAGTTGGCTATCAAGCTTTTTATTATTGTTCTTATAGACTATCATCTATTAGTTTACCAGCTTGTTATTCAATTGGGTCTAATGCCTTTGCTGAAGCTTATAGGTTAAGTATAATTGATTTAGGGAGTAATAATCTATCAGTAAATAGTGGAGTAATCGGCGCTAGCGCTTTTAGGTCTTGTCGTAGTTTATTATCACTTTATCTTAGATATTCCTTTACTATTTCTTTGTCAAACATTAACGCTTTTACATCAACTCCAATTTCAAATTATACAGCTTCAACTAGTGGAGTATATGGATCAATATATGTACCCTCTTCACTCTATGACACTTATATAACTGCTACTAATTGAGCTACATATTCCTCAAGATTTGTAAGTATTTAGTTTAGGAGATAATTATTTATGGGATTAAAATTATATTCAGAAGAAGATATACAAGAGATTGCTAATGCCATAAGATTAAAAAGGGGTAGTACATCTGCTTATTCAATTTCTGAGATGGCTAGCCAATTGAGTGATTTACACGGTACAGATTATATTTATTCTTATTTTACTAAAACTTTACAAACTTTAAATTTTAGTGATATTAGTTATATTAAGCATTATTTCTTTTTTAATCAAACATCACTACTAAAGTTAAGTGCTCCAAATTGTTTAAGTATTGGAAGCAGTGCTTTTTATTCTTGTACAGCTTTATCTGAGATTTATTCTCCCAGCGTCTCATCAATAGGCTCTTACGCCTTTTATTCTTGCTCAAATTTAGTTTCAGCTAATTTTCCTCTTTGCACTTCAATAGGTTGATATACCTTTCAGGGATGTTATAACCTGGTCTCGGCTAACATGCCTTCTTTATCAGTTTCTCTTCCACAATACGCTTTTGCCTATTGCAGTTCTTTGGCTGCGGCAGATTTCCCTCTTTGCAGTATTGTTGAACGTGGGGCTTTCATGTATTGTACAGCTTTATCTAGTATTAATTTTCCTATTTGCTCTAGTGTTGGTAGTTCCACTTTTTTAAGGTGTAGCTCTTTAACTACAGCAGATTTCTCCTCCTGTATTAATATTGGGGGAAATGCGTTTCAATATTGTATTGGTTTAGTTTCAATTAGTTTCCCTATTTGCACTACAATAGGTCCTTATGCTTTTTTGGGGTGTAGCTCTTTAACTACAGCAAATTTCCCTTCTTGTACTTCAATGAGCATGTCTGCTTTTATGAGTTGTTACAACTTAAGAGAAGCTAATTTTCCTGTATGTACTACTATTAAAGAGTCAACCTTTTGCAGGTGTTCTTCACTATCATCAATTAGTTTTCCTCTTTGTTCTTATATTGGAAGCTATGCTTTTGCTTATTGCAGTGCCTTGACTGAGGTAGATTTCTCACTTTGTACTATCTTATATAATGGAGCATTTGAATATTGTTATAGTTTAATTCAAGTTAGTTTCCCTATTTGTACTACTCTTCGGCAAAATACTTTTATGGCCTGTTCTAAATTATCTGAGGCTAATTTCCCGTCTTGTACCTCTATATATGGTGGAGCTTTTAGCGGTTGTTGAAGCCTAGACTCAGTAAGTTTTCCGATCTGTATTTATGTGGGTAGTTCAGCCTTCCAATACTGTTCAAGCCTATCTATTATTAGTTTTCCTTCTTGTAGTATTATCTATTCTAGTGCTTTTTATAGATGTTTTAATTTATTATCTTTATATTTAATGGGTAGTAGTGTTTGTACATTATCAAATGTGAATGCTTTTACGTCAACTCCGATTTCAAACTACACAACTTCAACTGGCGGAGTACATGGTTCAATCTATGTACCAGCTTCGCTTTACGATACTTATATAGCTTCTACTAATTGGGCTACTTATTCTGCAAGATTTGTAAGTGTTTAATGTATAATATTTCATAAACTTTATTAAGGAGAAGATATGAAATTACAAATTTTAATTCCACAATATAAAGAAACTGATGATGTAGTTAAGCCTCTCTTAGACAGTATTGCGATACAACAAAGTGTGGATTTAAACGAAGTAGGAGTTATTATTACAAACGATGGAAGTGACGTTAAGTTAACAGAAGATTTTTTAAATAGTTATCCTTTCAAAGTAGAATATTATCAAAATAAACATGAAGGTGTTTCGGCTACAAGAAATTATTGTTTAGATAAATCAACAGCAGATTATGTAATGTTCTGTGATGCTGATGATATGTTCTATCATGTGTGCGGATTATATATTATTTTTAGGGAAATGAACGTAGGCTTCGATGCTTTAATCTCAGCTTTTTTAGAAGAAACAAGGAATCCGGAAAATAAAGAAGAGATCCTATATATCACAAGGGAGATGGACAGTACTTTCGTTCATGGAAAGGTTTATAGAAGACAATATCTTTTAGATAATAATATAAGATTTAATCCTAAGCTTACAATTCATGAAGATAGTTATTTTAATTGTCTAGCCCAGAAAATGACTTTAAACGCTAAATATTCTCAGCTTCCCTTCTATCTTTGGAAATGGAGAGATGAGAGTGTTTGTAGACATGATCCAAAATATATTTTAAAAACTTATAATAATATGCTTGACAGCAATACTGCTTTGGTACAAGAATTTATTAAGAGAAGAAGAATCACTGATGCTCAATTCTATGCTACTGCAATGATCTATGATGCCTATTTTACTATGAATAAGGATGAGTGGATAAACCAGGAAAACATTGAATATAGAAGAGCTACTGAAAAGAGATTCAAACAATATTATATTACCTTTAAAGAATATTATGAAACTGTTGATAAACAGGTAAAGGCTCAAATAGTGATGGGTATTAAAAACAGAATGTTCCAAGAAGGACTTTTAATGGAAACAATTACTTTTGATAATTGGATTCAACATGTAATAACTGAGTATTAATTCTCAGTATTTAGGGAAGGAGACATATAATGTCAGCTAAAAAAATTATTTATTTTAGAATGCCATTAGTTAATACTGGCATCACGACTTATTACTCCACCAAGCATAGAGCTATTGATATGGGATGGAATAAGAATTATGGTGGGAAGACAGCTCCTGTTTATTCAATTAGCCGTGCTGTAGTATCAAGAATTTATAAGACTACTACAGGTGGAAATATTCTGGAATTAAGACATAATGAAGGCGAGACTACCTGGATTCAGCAGTTTAAACACCTTTCCAAGGTTGGTGTTAAGGTAAATCAGAAAGTTAATATGGGTGAGCATATTGCTAATATGGGTTCTACTGGTACTGCTGCTACTGGACCACATTTACATTATGCCTTATATAAATGTCCATTAGGTACTATGGTACCACAGACTAAGTGGGCAGTAAATCCTCTTGAATATACTTACGCCTATGATGATCAGGTAGTACAGGCAAAGAGTGCTAGTAAGGTAAAGAGAGTTTATGGTGTTCCTTATTGCTTTGCTGGAAATGTCCCGTTTGAGAATGATTCAACTGTTGATTCAGTAGAAGTTCTGGGTGACATGAATTGCCGTGACGCTGCTAAGGGAAAGGTTTTAGGAGAGTGTGTAAATGGCTTCTTTAAGTTTACTGATAAAGCTAAGAAAGGTGATTATACCTGGTATAAGATTGGCGACAACCGTTGGGTAGCCAATGTAAATGGAAAGGTAGAAGTAATTCCTGCTGGTTCAGCCAAGCTTGCTGCTCAGTCTGTATACGATGATGGCGATAATTCCCTAATCATTCCGGATGATCAGATTGGTATCGACTACGATGTTGAAGAAATTGATAATGCTGATCCAAACGAAGAGATTGAAGATTTTGAAGTTGATAATGGTGAAGTAGAAATTGTTGGATTCCACTTCTCAGATCATGCCTACGAAGTAGCAAAATACATTGCTATGATCGTGTTACCAGCTGTTGCTACTTTATATTCAACTTTATCTTCAATTTGGAATTTCCCATTCCAGGATGAGATCCCAGCTACTGTAATGGCCATCGATTTATTCATGGGTGCCTTACTTAAGATTTCAAGTGATAATTATTACAAGAGTCTAGAAAAGGCTTCTATGGCTAAGAAAGGCTAGTTAAAATTTTAATTATAATAAAATAGGTACCTTAGGGTACCTTTTTTCTTTGCTAAATTTATATATAATAGGAGGTTTTGTATGTCTGAAGAAAATAATGAATTCGGATTTGGTTGTTTACCTGGAAAGATAGACTTAAGAGATTATAAAATTAAACGAGAGGTAGCTATGGCTTATAATTACCCTGAGACTTTTTCTTTAGAGCATCCTCCAGTAAAAAACCAAGGAGCTGTAGGATCTTGTGTAGCTCATGCTACATCTGAGATTCTTGAGTCTCATTTAAAAGAATATAAGAAATTATCTACAAATTTTTTGTATGGCATTCATTATAAATTATTTGGTAGCAAGGGCCCTGGGATGTATTTACGAGAGGCCTGTAAGATAGCTAAAGATTATGGTGACCCAGAAGAAATTTTTTGTAAAGGAAATACTGAAGTTCCACATGTTTATTCAATGGCTGAGAATTCTTTTAAGGATCCATCCGTTTTAGAAAATGCTAATAAGTATAAAATTAATAGCTATGTTAAACTTAGGACAGAAAATGATATTAAATATTCATTAATGTATCATGGGCCAGTATTAATCAGTGTTGAATGATTTTCTGATTATGAGTTTAAATACTCAACTGGGATTTTATCTCCTGGTGTAAAAAGTGCTGGGCTGCATTGTATTATGATTTATGGGTGAAATGAAGATGGTTGGTTATGCCAGAATTCATGGGGAGAGCTCTGAGGTAAAAACGGTTGTTTTGTTCTTCCTTATACTTATGAAATCAATGAGGCTTATGCCTTAATTTCTGATCCTTCTAGAGACGATATAAATAAAGTTAAAAGGTGTAAGCTTTTAGATTTTATGTATAAAATATTAAATAATTTAATAAATTGGTTTGTTGATGTATTTAGGTGACTTAAGAAATAATGAAAATTTGTGTTGGGATAATAAGCTACTTACCTGATGGTGAGAGTATCAGGTTTCAGAGGTTTAAAAAATTAATTAATTTACTCTCAAGAATAGATAAGGTTTTTAAGTTGCCTATTTTAATAATAGCTCAAAACTGAAAAGATTGTGAAATACCAGTGCTACAGAATTCTTTATTAATTATTTATAGCTACGACGAAGGTCTAGGAATTACTGGGGCAAGAAGAGCCCTTCGAGATAAATTTATTAATTCTGAGTTTGATTATTTAATAATGTTAGATGACGACTCTGAATTGATTGGTGATGAAAGAGATGGGATGGAATACTTATCTCAGATCTATTCTCACCCAAACATGTATGGTGTTTTTAAAAGTATGTTGCTGAAGCTTTTTGCTATCTCAAAAGAAATGTATAAGAAAATAGATTTTCCAAAGGGAGAAGCTGCCAATGGTGATTTTTTCGAAGACATGTATTTAATTATGGCTTTAGAAAAATTATACCCATCAAAGAAATTTACTTTTAAAAGAAATGGAATAAATGAGTATTCTAATTCAGCTAATGATTCGTTATCTACCTGATATCATAAGCAGTTTGTTAAAAGGAAGATAGGCGATAATACTAGAGAAATGATAAGGAAATTAAAGCATGTCAACTAAATGTATCGGAATAATAAGTTATCTACCAGATGATCCAGAATTAAGAGAAATTAGGAAATCTAGATTATTATCACTATTAAAACAATGTGATGATTGATTTAAGATTCCTATTATTATTGTAGCTCAGAATTGAGGCCAGGATATCGATCTAAAAGTAAATAATTCTAAATTGATTGTTTATAGGTATAAAAATAGATTAGGCATTACTGGAGCCAGACTAGCTCTAGTAGATAAATTTCTTTCTTCTTCGTATGACAGGATTATTTTCATGGATGATGATATGGTCCTCAATAACCCCGAAGAAGTACATAAATATTTAACTCTTCTCGGAGACAAAGACTTCTATTATATTCCTGGCTGGCTATGTAATTTTTGTTCAATAAGTAGACATGGTCTATCAATTGTAAATTTTGATCCTAATACTAGTGCTGAGAATCTTACTGGATTTGAAGATTGATTATTTCTCCAGACCTGTATAAAGAAATTATCTAATGGAAAAATAAATTGTAAGCTTGGCCGTGGAGTCCGTCGAAATTATTTAGATGATAAATATTCTACCTGGAATCCAAGTGGTATTTATAATTCTTCGAGAAATAGCAGTGTTACCAGTTTAAAAATAAGGAAGATAAAATAATGAAATATATAATAATGTGTGGTGGTAATTATGAAAAATTTAAGGAACCACGTTGGCTTACTAAGGTTCATGGAGAAGTCTTATTAGAAAGAACTATTAGGCTATTACGTGAATTAGGAGTCGAAGAAATTTATATAAGTAGTAATTTTCCTGACCGCTTTAAGTATTTAGGATTACCAATTTTGATTCATCAAAATAGTTATAAAGCTGATAAAGAAAGTCATCTTGATGGGTACTGAGTAGATGCATTTGTACCTCTGTCTATGCCTGTTTGTTATTTATGTGGAGATGTTTGATATTCAAAAGAAGCTCTAGAGAAAATAGTTAATACTGAAGCTAAAGATATTTTATTCTTTGGTACTCAGGAACCTTTTGCTAGAGGATATAATAAATCTTTTGAAGAGCCCTTAGCTTTTAAGGTAGTTGATCAAAAAAAGTTCAGAGAGTGCATTGATAAAGTAAAATATTTACAAGATAATCATTTAACTAACCGGCTACCAATTTCCTGGGAGCTTTATAGAGTTATAGATGGAATAGATCCCAATGAGCACCGTTTAGGTAAACGGTTTATAGGTATTCATGATTTCGCATTGGATATTGATTCTCCTAGAGAGGTTAAAAACTTAGAGGAAGCAATAGATAGGAACTTGGAGATTTTAGAGTAATTATTTAAAACCTTGAGTTGCTAAATTAAATATAGTAAGGGGTGTATTAGTTATGTCATCAATTACACAAGAAGTTATAAATGGACCTGGTAGTGGTGGTGGACCAACCATCTCTTTTACAGTTTCTGATAATGATTCTTTAATTGGTTGTTTTAATTTTGTTTATGATAATTTGAATAAGGTTAAAGCAAAGGCTGGCAGTGACAAGGGTACACTTCTTGGTCCTAACATTATAAAGAATCCAATAAAAAAAGTTACTTTTAAAGATGTAGCTGATTCTAGCTTAAAGAGAAAAGTAAGGAAGGATATAGGAGAAGATAGTATTAGAACTACTATTATTTCAAACTATAATCCTTATTATTGAAATTATAAACAGAAAAATAGTGTCGGAATTACAGGTATTAATAAAGGATGTAGAGTTAATACTTTAGATGAAATTACTGGAAAATCAGTGTGGTGATTCCCTTGGCCAAAATCAGGTACTAATGGAATAAAATATAAAGAAAAAGATACTAAGATAGTATCACAATTAGTACCTAAGCCATCAATTCCTAACTGTGTAGGATGATGCTATGGGAGAATTAAAGAAATTTGGTGTGTAGCCTATGATTGCGGATTCATCAGAAACAAGGCTGGATCAACTACTGTATATCAAGTAAGGTTACCTAACGGTGAATATAAAGATATTACTGGGCAGATTAAAATGTCAGCGGCTGGTGATATTCCTTCAGGAAATGCTGGTAATTGGTATACTGCTAAGTTATGGAGTAATCAGGCAGGTTTCTTTAAAACTAAACCTGAAGGGTCAGATAGTTACCGTCCTTTACCTGGAGCTGTTATCTGCTGGAAGAATAAAAGTTGTGGTCATGTAGCCTTTGTAGAAGCAGTTGTTAATTATGGCCGAGATGATGAGTATATTATAATATCAGAATCTTCATACCCTAATACTAAATCTGGGTATAATTATGGAATTAAAGAATTAGTAAGATACCGCAAGGTTGATAGGTGAAATGCTTATTCTCCAAAAAGGAAGGGTGTTCCTTATAATTATAGTGGTAATACTTTTAGAGGATTTTTATATTCACCTGTTTGTCAATTATCAACTGTTAAATTTCCCTGTGAACAGGAAGTACATGAAGATCCTGATACAGGTAGTATAATTCCAGGGTACCCCGGTTCTGGAGCTGTAATAGGTGATGATATGACTCCTGAAGAAAAGGGTACAGTTGGTGAGCTCATCGGTTCTCTGTCAGGAACTACTATTTATAAAGATATTGAATTAAATTCTTTAGTAAGAATTGAGTGAGTTGGAAATGAAAGAGACGACGGCTCAGGGAAACGAGTTAACTATTTATGGTTAACCGGTGAAGTATTATCTATTGATTTAACAAAGCCATACCCATACGGCGTCAGTGTCGATGAGGAAAAAATAAATGGCTATTATAAGCGAGAAGATTTGAAAGTAGTATAGGTTAAAATATGGCAATCAAAAATTTAGATATTCAATTAAAAGATAAAGACTCTAATAACTTATTCCCCTTAGCTCATAAGGATGCTTTAGGTCGAGTTATTTCAGATACGTATCTTACTTCAGTAGACTTTTCTGATATGGAAGGAAGAGTAGAAAACGTTGAAAATTTAGTTGAGAATGCGGTATCTGGTATTGGTTATACTTATGCTAAAACTACTTCTGCAGCTCTACCTCCATCACCTAGTGATTTTATCTATACAGAAATGCCCGACGTTGAAAGAGGATATTATATCTGGCGTAAGTCTGACGTATCTAAGGTTAGTGGAGACTCTAGCGATACAATTGAAATGATCCAGGGCTTAGATGGTCTTTCTTCAAATATAACTTCAATTGAGATTAGATATGCCTATTCCGACCAGGGTACTGATCCTACTAGAATTAGTAGCAGCAGCTGGCAGTCATCTATTCCAAGTGTAGCCAGTGGATCATATCTCTGGACAAGAGTTATTACTAACTACTCAGTTGGCTCTCCAAGTACTTCATATTCTGTTGCTTATCAGGGACTAAATGGTGATCCAGGCGTATCAATTTCAAGCGTTGAAAATCATTATTTGGCTACATCTTATTCTAGTGGTGTTGGTAAGTCTGATGGTGCTTGGGGTCAATGGTCTCCAAATGTTCAAACTATGGATTCTACTAACCAGTATCTTTGGAATTATGAATCTGTTTATGACTCAGATGGTAATAAAATAAGTGAAACTGAACCAACTATTATTGGTAGATATGGTAAAGATGGACGAGGAATTACTTCAGTTGTTGAATTTTATCAGATATCTGATAGCTCAACAGACCCACCTAAGACATGGGTTAACCCGTCTGTATCTCCTATGCCAATTACTACTTCATCAAATCCTTATCTTTGGAATTATGAAGTAATTTATTATACAGAAGGTAACCCTGTAGCTACAACTCCTCACGTTGTTGGTGTTCATGGTGTATCAGCAGTAGCTTATAGCTTATTGGCTAATAATTATGTTTTAATAAGAAATCAGGATAGTTCGATTTCTCCTACTTCAGTTACTTTCAGCTTAACTTCTAAGACAGGAACAGGTACTCCTTCTCCTTATTCAGGAAGATTTAAGATTTATGCTTCAACTGATAATTCTACTTGAACTTTAGCCTATGATTCTAATAGTGATGAAAGTTCACATACCTTTTCATTATCTACAGATTTACCATCAGGAATAACTACTTCTAATCTAACTGGAATAAGGGGCGAAGCCTATATGGCAGGCGGATTCTCTTATTTAGTTGATAATCAGGATATTGTTGTTATTCAAGAAGGATGGAATGGTTTAAACGTAGCTACGGCTTACTTATATAAGAGAGTACCTGAAAGCTCAGAAGGTATTACAGGTCCTACTGGTACCTTAAGATATACTTTTAATACTGGTATACTTTCAGCCGATAATTCTTCTTATTTTAATGGCTGGACACAGACTATTCCAGATGATAATGGTGATAGCTGTTATGTTATTTTGGCTACTGCTAGTTCTGCAGATTCTTATGATGATATTACAACTACCGAGTGGAGTACTCCAGTTAGCTTTGTTAAAAGCGGCAATGACGGTGAAAACGGAACAAATGGATACAACACCGCAACTATTAGTTTTTATAAGAGAAGCTCATCTTCATTAGCTTCAGAGAGACCATATTCAAGTACTGTAACTTATACATTCTCTACTGGACAACTGAGTACATCATCTGACCAGGGGTGGTTTAGAAATATCCCTGTTTCTGATGGAAACCCTTGTTATATTAGTAGTGCTACTGCAGTAAGCAATCAAAATACTGATGAAATTACTGTTTCTAATTGGTCTGCTCCAGTTTTAATTTTAGAAGATGGCAAAGATGGTATGGATGGTGCCCATATTTGGACTACAAATTCAGCACCTTCTACTCCTGATTATACTTTTATTATTTCTAATTTAACTGGAGATACTAGTGCTGATGTTCAAGTAGGAGATATTATTTTCTATTCTACTTATAAATATACAGTTACTTCAGTTTCATCAGCTACCTGCTTGGCCGGGAATAGAGTTAATCTTAAAGGAGCTACTGGATCTGCTGGTTTAAATAATGCTACAGTCTATCTATATAAACGAGCGGAATCTTCTGAGACTCCAGCTGCTCCTACCGGAAATACTACTTATTACTTTGAAACAGGAGTACTGTCGGGTAACTTAGATGGCTGGTCACAAGAAATTCCTGAAAACACTGGTGATCCATGCTGGGTAATTTTGGCTACTGCTTCTTCAACAGAAGATCATGACGTTATTAACGGTACTGCTAGCGGTGATAGCCAGTGGAGTGTTCCTGTTGAATTTATTGTTAACGGAGCTGATGGCTTAGACGGACTTGATGGCTACAACACTGCTACTTTATATTTATATCAAAGAAGCGCAACTGAGCCAGTTATTAATAGTACTACAATGCCTACTATTACCTATACTTTTGCAACGGGAACTTGAAGTGTAGTCCCAGACGGCTGGTATAGGAATGTACCTGATAGTAATGGAAATCCTTGCTGGATGACTACTGCCAGTGCTATTAGTAGAAATTCTTCTGTTGAGATTACCCATAACATGTGGAGTGAGGCTACTAAGCTAGCTACTGATGGATATAATAATGCTTCTATCTTCTTGTATAAGAGAATAAATCCTTCTACAATTGATTCTAGCGGAATAGCTGGCCCCTCTGGTACTTTAACTTACACTTTCTCAACTGGAGAATTATTGCCAGATTCTTCAAGGAATGGTTGGTCACGTGAAGTACCTCCAGAAGGAGTAAATAAATATCCTTGTTATTTCATTGTAGCTACGGCCAGTACTTCTTCTGATAGTGATAATATTACTACTGATGAATGGACTGAGGCGGTTGAATTCTCTTCAAGTGGAATTAATACTGCTACCATAAATTTATATAAGAGATCATCAACTAATTTAGTAGGACAGAGACCCTTCAGTGGATCTTCTTCTACTTATGATTTCTCTGATAATTTATTAACTAGATCTGGTGGATTAAATAGCTGGAATACATCAGTACCTACTGCAGATGGAAATCCTTGTTATGTAACTAGCGCTACCGCTGTTTCAAGAGGAGATACTGCTACTATTGATGATACTAAATGGTCTGATGTTACAAAGTTGGTAGAAGATGCTTGCTCTGTAATGTTAACCAATGATAATCATACTTTTGCTGGCACTTCTACTTCTGCTATAGCTTCTAGTGTTAATACTTCTGTATTAGCCTATAAGGGATCCATTCAGGTAAAAACAATTATCAATAATATTACAACAGATAGTGCTACTGCTACTGATATTAGTACTGCAGTTGGTGCCCCTACTGGGATGACAGTTACTGTTGTACATTCAAATTCAACACAATCATTAATAACTGTCTCTGTTAGTACTAGCATGAATACTAGACAGGGTGTTTTAACTATACCTGTCAAGGTAGATAATACTACTTATAATCTAAATTTCTCATACTCAGTAGCTTTAGCTGGTAATGATTCAACTTCTTATAATTTAAGTTGTAGTAGTTATATTATCGTTAGAGATAAAAATAATAATCTTTCTCCTGGAGCTATTACTTTTACAGGATATTACCAGAGGGGAATTAACAGTAAAGCTAGATACAGCGGAAGATTTAAGATTTATACTTCTACTGATGGTGGATCTACTTGGAATAATGTTTCTTCTGCTACTTCAACTTCTGATGAAGAGACCAAGACATATACCATACCAGCTAACTTGAAATCCAGTTTAACTGATCTCAAGTGTGAGTTATATCAAAGTGGTGGAACATCTGTTTTATTAGATACTCAGAATGTATCCGTAGTAAATGATGGAGAAGATGGTGAGCCATCCTATAATGTTGTCTTAACTAATAGTAACCATACCTTCCCAGCTGGTACTTCTTCTGCTATTGGTGGAAATACTTCTATTGGAGTACTGGGATATAAAGGAGCTACCCAGATAGATACTAATATAGGTACTATTACTGGTAGTAATTCTGATTACCCAAGTAAGATTTCTGCTCAAATTAGTAATAATGATACTACTTCAACAACTATTACTGTTACCGCAAGTTCTACTCTAAGTCAGGATGGAACCTTAACTATTCCGGTAACCTTAGACGGAAGCCATACCTTCAACATGACATTCTCTTATTCTTTAGCTTTCCAGGGGACTCCTGGTAGAGATGGAGAATCAGGTAAAAATGTTGCTACTGTTTATCTATATAAAAGAGCTGACTCTGCTTCTGATGCAGGTCTCCCTCTTGGTACATTAACTTACCATTTTGATGACGGTACTCTAACCGGTAGTACTTCAAACTTTAATGGATGAAGTCAATCAATTCCTGCAGATAATGGTAAAATTTGTTGATTAATAGTTGCTACCGCATCATCTACGGCTCCAATTTTAATTGATGGTATTGAAAGGACGGAATGGACTCAAACACCAATTAAATTAGTCCAGAGCGGATCTAATGGCGTTTCAATTACTGATGTAGTAGAATTCTATTTAGCTAGTGCTGATTCTAGTGGTGTTACCATTAATACCCCAGGATGAGTTACTGACCCTACTCGTTCAGAAGCTACTATTTCTCCTACACAGCCTTATCTTTGGAACTATGAAGAAGTCTGGGGAAGTGATGGTAACCTTAAAAATACTAGGAGTCCTGCAATTATCGGTAGGTATGGATTGAATGGTAATGAAGGCGTAGGAATACGTAGTATTGAAGAATATTATGGAGTTTGATCAAGTAATACTAGTTGGACAGGAATTAGTTGGATTCCTGGATCTGAAATTTCTGATTTGCCGCCTACTTCTCGTGAATTCCCTTACCTTTGGAATTATGAGGCAATTACTTATACTAATGATAATATAGTTACTACAGCTCCAGTAGTAATTGGTACCCATGGCGTAGATGGAATTAACGGATTAGATGGTTTTAATACAGCTACAGTTACTTTATATACTAGATCACTTACAGCTCCTGAAAAACCTTATACTCCAGAGTCTTCTGAAGATACAGGTATTTTTAGTTATGATTTTTCAGCTGGTACTTTCACTCCAGCTTATTCAAATATTTGGAGTACTGATATCCCAGAAGATAATAGCAGTACACCTTGCTGGTCAACCAATATTACTATTATTAGTAGAAATAGTGTTGCTTCAAATCTTTCATATACTCAATGAAGTACTCCAGTAATTGTGTACATGAATGGAACTAGCGGTATTAACTATTGGGGAAATAGTAAACCTTATCTGGCTTTAGCTGATTATAGCTCTCCTACTAGATATTTATTTAAAGAACAGGGATATACTTTTTCTAGGCCATCATCTTCTTATTCTGACTCTTTAAAAGTTTTTGAAAACGAATATTATCAATTAACTTTCAAGGCTAGTAGAACTCAGGCGGAGGGCAGCTCTGTTCAACTTCAGAAGCCTCAGAGATACCCGAACACTCTTTATGATTACATGCCTGTCCTCGAGTCATTAAAAGCTGGAGATATAATTACCATTTCGTATGAAGTAAATACTACTCAGCCAATTCAGGCTGATGCTTATATTCTTGCTCAATTAGTTGGTTCAACGGCTATATCGAACACGACTGAGAGAAAAACTATAAGTAGAACTAATGAATGAGTAAGATATTCTGGCTCGCTAACTGTATCTCAAGAATTAATTGATATTAGAGATGGAACTGACAGTACTCCAGCTGACAGATTAATAGCCGGCCTTAGACTATTTGATGTAGTAGGACTTACTCCAGCTTCAACTGAAGTTATAATGAAATTACGTAACATCAAATTTGAGTTCGGTCCAGTTGCAACTCCTTGGTCTGCTATGCCAAATGACTTAGTAGCCTCAGAAGTTGTATTGAGTTCAAATGGTTACACCTTCCCAGCTGGATCTGATGGAGCTGCTATTGTAGATGGATCTACTAATATTACAACTTTAGATTTAGATGGCTATAAAGGTAATGAACTACGACCAATTATAGTTGATACTGACAATATCTCTGGCTTACCTACTGGGTTAACTTATACTATTGTCAACAATACTACTATTAATACCGCTATTACTTTTACTGCAGATGCTACTCTTACTTCAAGGGCTGGGGCTATTTCAATCCCAATTACTATTGATGGAAAGACGGTAACTAAGTATTTTGCTTACTCATTGGCTGTTACAGGTGCTACCGGCGCTTCGCCTACTGCTTATAGTTTAACTCCTAGTGACTATGCTGTTATTAGAGACACCAATAATAATAACCTGAGCCCGGATTTAATTACCTTTAGCGCTCGATCACAGACAGGTGATGCCAACTGGTCTAATTATAGTGGTAGATTAAAGCTTTATTCTACTAAAAATAATTCAACTTGGGATTTGGTTTATACCTCACAGACTGATGAATCAAGCCATCAATTTGATTTTACTGCGGATTTACCTTCTGGGACTACAATCGCAAATGTTGTAGGAATTAAATGTGAATTATATTTAGCCGGTGGCACTACTACTTTATTAGATACCCAGACTGTACCAGTCATTGATACTGGTCTGAATGGACAACCTGGATCTCCTGGTGCTGATGCTTATACATTAATATTAACTAATGAATCTCACTCTTTCCCAGCTGACAGTAGTGCTCATGCTATTTCTGATAATACAACTAAGGCTAAATTGATCGCCTATAAGGGTGGAACTCAGGTAACTTGTTACGCTGGATCATCACCTCAAGCTACTTCTATTTCAACTGGAGTTGATGGATTAACTTGTTCTATTGCCAATAATAATTCTACAAATGTAGAATTAACCTTTACAGTATCTTCTGCTTTAGAAGGCAGCGGCGTGGTAAATATCCCTGTTGTGGTTGATGGTAAATCATTTACCAAGGGATTTAGTTATTCACTATCAGTAGCTGGTGAGTCTGGTGAAATTGGTGTTGGCGTCGAGAATGTTGAGCCGCTGTATTACCTGCAAAATGATGGAATGAACATCGAGCTCAACGGTAATACCAAGCAGACCGGGAAGAACTTATTTGATATTGGACAGTCGTTTAATAATAGTACAACAAGCCAGACAACAACAGTTTCTGGTAATGTATTAACTATTACAGCAACAGGCACAACTGGAGCACAATTCGCAATAGCTTATGTTAGGAATTGTGATAAATCAAAATCATATATTCTTTCTCTTAAGGCTAAAAAGGTAGTAAAAGGCACTGACGGTGGACCTAGAATAAATATTTATATTTATGGTTCAACAGATGGAGGATCTACTTGGAGTAGTCGGATAGATCAAGTTGGTAATATTCCAACGCAGGGGACTGTATACTCATTGAGTGGTACCGCTGTAACTGGGTATGACACGTATAGGTTTTATTTTTATAACAACACAAGTACCCCAGTAACAGTAGGTGAACAGACTCAATATTGGGATATTCAATTTGAAAATAATACATCGGCTACAGATTATGAGCCTTACTTTGGTGGTATACCGTCACCAGATTATCCTATGCCTATTCATAGTGTTAGCGGCAATAATACTGTTACTGTTTGCGGAAAGAACGTTCTGAGTAGTGAATATTTAGCTACGGGAACAACTTTGATCCCGTCGGGAACAACCGATGAATGTATACTTGCTGGGTGGGCATCAACACTGATAACTCATGAAAATCTTGTGAAGTTCCTTGAACCTAATACTACATACACAATCTCTTATGATGCAGTTGTTACGGCGGTAACAGATATTCCAACACTGTATTCATCACAGGCAGGGTTCTTGTTCTTTAGCCAATCTAA